TTGAAATTTTTCCGCGAGCGGCTCAGGGCTGCGTCCAGGCGTCGATCCTACCTACGGTTGCACTAATGGGCGTCGGTTGCGGAGGTGTCATTTCGGGGACAATAGGGTTGTGTCGTGTTAAACGATACGATGCACGCGCAACGTGCAGTGAGAGGCGGCTTAACATAATAATGAATTATGCGTTCTATCTACAGTTGCAGCCGACGTCAGCGGGCAGGCGGATCGATCGTTACACTTTAGCGCAACGGAACGCGCTTCCCCATAACTGATATCGTTTCGCACGATACGATGCGAGCGGGCGCGGACTAGTCCTTTCCCGCCTTCCTGCCCGCCTCCTCAATGTGCGTCTTGTGCAGAATGACAACGTTCATTCGGCAAAATGATTGATCCCTTTCCCGATTGATAGGCTGTAAGTGATTGATCTTTAAGGTGAATAAATGTGATTAGCTTCTGTGCGTAAAGCACACATAATACGTGAGGCTAATGAGTAAGTGACTAACGGATGAGGCGCCTAGCCTTCCTGCCTCTTCCGCGCTCTTTGAAAATCGCATCCGTCCCTTTGTCGCGTCTGATCGCAGTCGCGCGCAAGGCTTCGCATCACGCGCTAGGCAGGTTCCTAAGCCTGCCTGAGTGCATGACGATACGAAGCTAGGCGAGTGAAGCGTGATCGTCTTAGGCGCCTCCTAGCCTCTTCAAGAGGCAGGCAGCAAGTGAACCTCATCGTGCATTGGATAGCGTTAGAGGCAGCATGTTGCGGATGCAACGCGCGACAAGGGGAAGTATCGATCGATCTTTGACAAGTAAATAGGCTATGACGTTATGAAACACTAGCAAGCTATGCTGTGTGTTTCCTATGACGTCGCATGTATTGATACGCGCTTGACTATGCGGAACGAAGTAGCAAGGGAACGGATTGCCTGATAAGGCAGGGATTGCGAAGGCAGAAACATAGAATAGCGCAAGTCAATTCATGAATTAGGTGTGTCCTCCTCTGAAATATCCTAAGCATATCGAAAGGACACGTAAGCAATTCGTGACGCGTTCATGTCCAATTGCTTGCGCTGTTCTTTCGACCTGCTAGGGAAACACCTAGTAGGCGATGCGCGCATGTGCGTTCATCGCAAGCCTACAATCAGAGGACACCTACGATGGCAAAAGATATCAAGAATGCTGCTCCCCGTACTCAGGTCTATGTTCGCGCGTTGACGCGTGCGAAAGGCGCGACTGCGACGGAATTGAAACAGGCAGTGATTGACGCGAACCTCCCTCGTCGAGCGGAGGCGAAGAACGTCGCGACGATGACGCAATTCACGTCGCACAATTCGTACAGCCTCACGCTGCTTGCAGCGACGTTCGGATATGCGTTCCTCGCAGTTGATAACCTCAAGTCCGATCGGACGTATTTCTTCCGTTCGCCGAAGAACGCGGAATTTTTCGATCGGATGATTGCGGAACAGGCGGAAGAGGAGCGCAACGCGAAGGCGGAACGTGAGGCTGCGAAGGCTGCGAAGCAGGCTGCGAAGGCGGAGCGCGATGCGCGCAAGGCTTCCAAGGCTGCGACACCTCCGAAGGCTTCCAAGGCTGCGGAAGGCGAGCGCGCGAGCGTCTAACACTCGCTCGCGATAAGCGGACTAAAGCAGGCGGAACGCGCAAGCGTTTGCCTGTTTTAGCCTCCTTATCTGACGATATGGAGCGATCAGAGGACACCTTAAATGACCGATCAAATGCACGATGTCACCATCTTACAGGTGAATGCACATCGAGCCAAAGTCTTCGTCAACACCGTCTATGTCGGAAAAATCCGCATTGACGCCGACCAATCGCGCATCTTGTTTCGTTCGTCACGAGACGCATGGAACCGTGCGATCTACGAGATCGATCCCGAGACCGACATCGCCAATCTCGCTGACAACCAACTGGATGTTTTCATCCAAGAGGCGATCAAGGCTTACCACCGGTACTACGCTCCCAAGCGCGCTTAGCGTACTGAACCAGGCGGAAGGCTCCCAGTCTTTGCCTGATTCAGCCTGCTAATCCCAGGACTTACCCCATCCTTCAGAGGACACCGAACAATGAGAACCGCCCTTTTCGCGCTCGTCTTTGCGGTCGCGATTGCGCTGGTGTTTGCGAGCGCGTTGCTCGCGACCGACCAGCGTTCATCCGGATTGATCTGCATGGACCAGCACACGACCGATGGAGCGTGCCACCGCCTCGTGCGCGGAACGCTCTAGCGATTGACAGACCAAAGCAGGCGGAAGGCCCAGCCTTTGCCTGCTTTAGCCTGCCGACCATCGCAGGACCCCAGCCTTTTCAGAGGACACCAGACAATGCCAACCACGACGATTATTGACTATCGCGCCGTTCCGCGCGCGTCGCGTGCAAAGCCGACCTACGCGCTTTGCACCGATAGCGAACAGAGCCGCTTTCTGACAACCGAGAACAAATGGCGGCTCGCGCCCAACGCGAAAATCCGCCTGTTCGCCAGCCGCGCCGCCATCGATGCGTTCGTCCGCTCGCCGGAGGCCGTCCCCGCCATCTATGCGCTGAACCGCGCCTTTCCCGATGTAGGGACGATGCCGATACAGTTTACGCCGCCTGCCCCTCGCGCCGATCTGCGAGGCGCCACCAAGGTTACGCCGAGCTATTCGCTGCGCTCGTTCGAACGCCGATAAGCATACGGAAGCAGCGCCGATCGCCATGTCGCCGCTGTTTCCGCCTGCCAATCCGCAGGCGATCGAAGACCGATCGAATCAGAGGACACCGACATGACGATCTACACCATATCGATGACTGACCATTTCGATGCGTCAGGAACCGATGGAGGCTTCCCGTATATCGCTTTGACCGTTTCCCATGAAGGGAAGCCCCAGACCGACATACGGATCGACTTTGAGACCGATGGAAAGCCGGCGATCTTGAAGGCGACCAATCGCCGATCGCCGATTGATTTCTATCCCATCGGCTTCAGCAGTCACTTGGATCTCGCGTGCGCCGCCTGGACGTTCATTCAGACCGCGCACGATAGGACCGACAACGAGCAGTATTCCGAGCTTTTCGAGGTTGCCGATTTGCTCTGGACCACATGACAGCCGCCTGCCAATCCCGCAGGAAACCCCAACCAATCAGAGGACACCGCAAATGCAGCATTCCGGCACCATCCTGCTCGTCGCCCTGGGCCTGCTCGCCTGGGTCTACATCGGGCGCGAAGCCGTCCGCTTCAACGATCTGCTGACCGAGACGATCGCTCATACCGTCGTTTCGCGCTGACCATACCGAAGCCGCGCGCGCATCCCCCGATGCGTGTCGCCGCTTCGGCCTGGCTAGCACCAGGGCAATAACGACCACTCAGAGGACACCAAATTCCCATGACACCACCCGAAATCATCATCCCGATGCTGAGCGCCAATGGCACGCCCGGCACCGCGCTGCTGGACGGCTACATCAATGCCATGGATGCGTTGCGCAAGGCCCGATCGGCGATGGACGAGACCGCGCCGCACGGGCGGGATTATCCGACGACCGATATCCTGCAAATGGCGACCACGCATCACCGTATCCGCCTGGGCATGATCGACCAGATCATCGACGATTTCTACAAGATCGGCCTCGCCGTAGGGGCCGAAACGCGCAAGCGCCGCCGCCAGCCGTGACCGAAGCAGCCCCGATCCTGCGGGATTGGGCGCTGTTTCGGCCTGGGCTTTCCAGGCAATCACCACCCACTCAGAGGACACCGAAATGAAACGCATCATTCTGGCTTGCTGCCTGCTGCTCGCCGCTTGCGACGATGGCAAGCCGATCCACGGCATCAGCGGACCGAAAACCTCGCTGCTCAACATGGCGACCATCCATTGTTGCCTCTACGGCAACGGTCGTCGCTGATCGAAGCGCTGACCGAAACAGCCCCATCCTCGGCGGATGGCGGCTGCTTCGGCCTGGGCTTTCCAGGGGACCAACCTTCAGAGGACACCAATCATGCAAACACCACAGAAACGCGCCCGCGAGCCGGTCTACTGGATCGGCAACCCGGTCGCGTGCGACCTGTGCAGAAAGCCGTTCGGCGAGGCGGTCGGCGTCAAGATCGTCGATGGCCGGCTCGCCGTGACCGGATCGTGGGGCATTCTCGACCTGGGATGCCATCGCACGCACGGCGTCGGCGTCGGCACGGGCAAGGGCCAGGTCTACGAGCGGCAAACCGATGGCCGCTGGCTCAAAGTCGAGGGCTGAGCGATGGCGCAATATTACCATCCGCTCGACCCCGACTGCCCGGTCGTCGCCAAATTCTCGACCGATCTGACCGACGATCCCATGACCGAGGCGATGGGTGCGCCCGTCGATGACATCATGGCGGGTTTCGCGCGCAAGCATCGGGTCAACTGCGAACGCTGCCAGCGGTACGGGGCGGCGAATATCGAAGTGAGGGACTGACCGCCGGACCGAAGCAGCCCACCCAGCGATGGGTGCGGCTGTTTCGGCCTCGCGATCGTGCGGGGCACTCAGAGGACACCATAATGATCACCATGACCCTGTTCAGCGCGGCTAGAACCGCGCTGGTCAATGCCAACGGCCGCGATCTGCCGATCGTCATGCTGGCGAGCATCGATGCGTTCATCTTCGGCGTGGTCAAGGATACTCCGCAGAATCGGCTGATCAAGCCCGGCGGGATCCATGACACGCGACCGGAGCGGTATGTGCCGTTCTCCATGCGATCGACGGGCGGCGCGGCGGTGATGTGGGACGATCGCGGCGATAACGATCCAACCCAAGCGATGCAGGAGATCGCCGATTTGATCGGCTGCATCGCGCGCGATGGCCGCGTCGATCCGCACCCATGAAGACCGGACAGACGCTCTGGTGGATAATCGAGCATGCCACCGAGGGCGCGTTCCTCGGCTACGCGCGACAGCGCCGCACCCGCGAGATGGCGCCGCTGTTTCGTCGCGCCGATGATCGCAAACCGGCGATGCTGTTCGGCTCGATTGCCGCCGCCGCCGAGGAACTGCAGTACATCACCGTCGATGAGCGGGACTATCAAATCGTGCCGCTCCGATAGCCGGACCGAAGCAGCGCCATCCGCGAGGGTGCCGCTGTTTCGGCCTCGCCGTCGCTCAAGACGCCGAGGCTCAGAGGACATCGACCATGACCAAAACCACAGAGCCGCCGCGCTTGACCTCGCTCAGCAGCTTGGTGCGCGAGATCGCGGTGCCGGGGGAGTTGGCCTTCGCGTTCGCCACCGATCGTGTCGAACTGCTCAGGCTGATCAAGCCGAAGCCGCTCGACGCGAGCCAATCCGCCAAACTCTACGAGATCATCGGCGTGCTGATGGAGACCAACCAGGCATTGCGCAACTACGCCGCAAGGATGACCGTGCTGGCGGAAGACCTGGGCGGCAGCATCGAAGAAATCATCGCCGCCCAGGTGGATATCAACGAGACCGCCGCGCACGCCAAGAAGGCAACGGCGCAAGTCAAGCGCCTCGCCAGCTTTCGCGACGCCGAGGATTGAGCCGCTGACCGAAGGCGCCCCCGTCGCAGGAGGGGCGGCGCTTTCGGCCTGGGGCTTCGCCCAGGACACCACCAGAGGACAACACAATGGCACTCGAACTGGGCGCTTTGCGTAAAGCGCTGATTAACGCCGGAGCCGATACGACAATGGCGGAAACCGCGTCGGAAGAGGTCGCCGGTTATGAGAACCGTCTGACCCGGCAGACGACGATGGTGCAGGCCATGCTCGCGATCGGCCTGATGATGCTCGCCAGCCAGGGCGCACTCTGGCTGGAGATCGGCAAGCTCGACGGCTCGATGGTCGCCTTGAATACCAAGGTCGATCTGATCGCCCGCGCCGTGAACGCTCACTAATCCGCCAATCCATACCGCAACGGCTGGCGCGCGCCTCGCGAGGGGCGCGCGTTTGCTGTTTCGGCCTGGATTTGCAATGACCTGCCAGGGGGCAAACAGAGGACACCATAACAATGAAACTGGACTTAACCCGCTGCGAAGCCGCGGCCTGGGTCGAAGCCGAGATGACGATCGTCACCAACGGCGTCGATCCCGGTGCGCGGCTGCAAATGGCGCGGGGAACTTTGGCAGCGTGCCGGCAAGCACCGGACGTCGCGGCCCTCATGCCTCATGCGATCGCCGCCTGCCTGCTGCTGATCGCCCGCCTCGAAGCGACCGAGGATCGACTGAAATCCGCCGCCGACTAACCGCATACCGAGGCATCGCCACGGTCTTTCGAGATCGTGCCGATGTCTCGGCCTGGGTTAGCTACACCGCCACCAGGGGCATCAGAGGACACCAACACATGAAGCACAACAAAACGCCCGGCGGCACGCCGCTGGGCGTCATCAGTGCGCTCGTCGCCGACGCGCGCACGCCGGGTCAACCCGGCATCCCCGAGCAAGCGGTCAAGGCGCCGGTTCCCACGCCGCCGCCACGATCGATGAGCATCATCGTGACCGTCCTGACGTTCGTGGGATTGCTGTCGCTGTACCTGGGCCTGCTGGCGATGACCGGTGGGCTGCACGATTATCGCTCACCCGATGACGACCGGCCAATGGCTCAGAGCCAAGCACCGCTCAATATCGTCACGAGCCGCTAAGCACCGAACCATTGACGACAGCGCTGCCCGAGCCGTTCGGGAGCGCTTTCGCCTTGGGTTCGCCTGGGGACAATCGAAACCTTTTCAGAGGACACCAACCCATGACAGAACAAGAACTGATCGTCGGCGCGCGGGTGCGGCTGATCCGCGACGTGTGCGGCGGTGGCGGCGCAGGCACGATCATTGACACGATCAAGGCGGGCGAGACCGCTGAGATCGTGGCGATCGACCTGGATGCCGCTATTCAGACTGGCGATGCGGCAGTCGTCGTGCGCTTCGACAACCACCTCGAAACCCTGGATGACTGGGAAAACACGCTCAATGTTGGCCTCGACCGCGACGTCATGGACTGGGATGCCACGATCGATGATTTCGAAGTGGAGCGGGGCTTCGGGCAATGACAGACGCAATGAGCGACAGAGCCATGAAGCTGCTGATCCGCAACATCTGTAAGGCGGCGCTTGATGACGCCAAGGGTGATTTCGCGCATCAGCGCCAACGGATCGAAACATCCTTCGTCGATGACCGCACGATCCAGATCAAGTTGTTTGGTCCCGGCAACCCGCCACCGTCTTACCTGACCGTCACGGTAAAAGGGTCGATTTGAACCATTGACGACAGCGGCGCCCGAGCCGTTCGGGGCCGCTCTCGCCTTGGGTTCATCCCCGAGGACTACCGAAACCTTTTCAGAGGACACCTACAGATGAAAAAACCAGCGGCTCGAAAGACCGTCGAGCAACTGAAATCAGCGGTATGGCCGGATCGGGCAACGGCGCTGGCCGATCTCAAACCGGCCGGTCTGTCGGCGCGCGGTGCGGACTACGAACTGCGCGAATATAAGACCGGATCGTGGCAGTTAATGCCGCTGACCGACGAGGTCTCGCGTGAGGAGCGCGTGGTGCAGGCGCTGCGCAAGCAGCCCGGCCAGCCGCCACGCGGGACGGCGAAAGTCATCGTCGAGGCCAAGGCACCCGCCAAGGCCAAGGCGAAGGCCCCGGCCAAGGCGCCCGCTAAGGCACCGCCAGAGGCTCCGACCAAAACCCCGGCGGAAGCCCCTGCGGCGGCCCCGGTCAAGGCGCCCAACGGCGAGGCCAAGCCCACGATCGCCCCGCCGGACCCGGCGCCGGTCGCGACGCTGCAAGAACTGTTCTCGCCGATGCCGGAAGCCAACGCGCCGTACGAGATCGTCATCGCCGAGGGATCACCGGCTTTCCCCCGCCATACCGCGCATACCACGGCGATCGATATCTCGCGGAAGCTGAAAGCCCCGGTGCTGGTGCGCAGCGAGGGTTTCGAGATCAACCGCGTCTATGACTGGGCGGCGATCGAGAAGGCCCGCAAGGCGTCCCGCGTGCCGGGCAAGCGAGGCGGTCGGCAGGCGGGCGGCGAGAGCAAGTTTGCCCGCGCCGCGCGTCTGCTGTTCCGCCCCGAAGGCGCCACCGCCGCCGAACTGGAGGTCGAATGCGGCTGGACGCGCGTGGGCCAGCGGCACGTCAACCGCGCATCGAAGTTCAACGCCAACGCCCGGATCACCATCCTGGGCGACAAGCACTGGCGCCTCGAAGCGCCCAAGCCGACCAAAGCATGACTTGACTGATGCACCACCCGGACTTCGGGGGGCGGGCGGTGCATCAGCCTGATCATGCCGATCAGGACTTCAGAGGACACCGACAATGAGCGAAATTATTCTGACCGACCCGATCGGTCTGCGCGAGGCGATTGCCTTCGCGGAGGCCAACGGCTGCCTCGATCAACTCGGCTTCGGCCTAATCCGGCTGCTCCAAACATTGACCGTCGGTATGACCAAAGACGACGAGCGCACAGCCGAGCTTGGCAGCGACTTCGCCCCTTACAGTCAGCGATTTTGCGTTTGGGACGGCGCGCGTCAGCAATCCAACGTGGTGCTCGCCGGCGGCTGGATTTACGACGGGCCGAGCGCACCGGGCGATGGCTCGTTCCCATCGCTGTCGGTCAATCTCGCGCGCCTGATGGGCAATGCGCCGACGCACTCATGGAATGTCCACACATGAGCGCCCAACCGATGCACCCCTCCATCACCCTTGAGCGGGTGATGGAGGCGGTCGAGCGGCACAACACCACGCTCGACAACCCCGGCTTCTGCCTCGCCTGCGGGGAAGAGGCGGACGGCGTCGAACCCGACGCGCGGCGGCTTGAGTGCGAAGCCTGCGGCGAGAGCCGGGTCTACGGCGCCGACGAACTGCTGATAATGATGGCTTGACGGAATGGCCCGCATGTCGGAATGACATGTGGGCTATTCGCACAACATTGCGCCAAAAGCGACGCCTCATGCTCATCGGCTATGTCATCCATACCGGCTTCGACGGCCTCTCGGTGCTCAGCGAGCACGATACCTGGGTCGATCCCAGCGCCGCCAACGTCCTGATGTTCGCCAGCTATGCCCTGGCCTCGGCGTGGCTGCTGTCGCATCATCGCCAATCACAGGTACTGGCCGGCACGTTGCCGACCGTTTCGCGACGCGACGATTTGCCCTCCTAACCCATACCGAAACAGCGCCCGCTGCTTCGGCCTGGGGATTAGGCCCTGGGGTAACAGAGGACACCACCAATGAGCAAACCAGCCAAAAAGCGTCTCCCGCCGCGCTGGGCGGAGCAGCTTCGCTACGACATGGTTTTCGCCGAGGACGCCATCACCACCAAAGGCGAACTTCCCCCGGTGTTCGTTCTGCACAACCCAGATCGCAGCGTCACGCCGTTCGTGGTGCCGCTGCGTGATGCCGCGCACAAGCGCCGGGTCTACCAGTTCCTCGCCCTGACACTCCTCGCCAGCGGCGCGGTGGGCTTCACGATGATGACCGAGGCGTGGATGCGCGATGAGTTAGCCGAGCCCGGCGAAAGCGCGGAGGCGGCGATGGCGCGGGTCGAGCGCGACGGGCCGATGCCCAGCCAGGTATCGAACCGCAAAGAGATCGTCAGCATCGTCATGGTCTATCGCGACGACGCAGACGAGCGCCAGACCAGCGGCGTGATCGGCGAGATCGTGCGCGCCGACGATGCCTCGGTCGCCGCTATCAAGTGGGAGGTGAACGCGGAAACGAGCGCCGCTGGCGCGATGGTCGACATCATGCCGGTCATCGCGCCAGACCCCCGCCATCGCGCGGCCGCGGCGCGGCTGCTGATCGAGATCGGACCGACGATCATGCAAGTGCTCGGCATCGTCGAGGTGGCGGTATGAGCCAGACCATCGCCGATATCCACTTCTCGATGCAGATCGAGGATGATCTGGTCGTGCTGACCGACCACGGCTCCGGTTATTCGATCACCAACGGCGCCGAACTGGTGATCGCAGAACTGGCGCTGCTGCTGGGCGCCGATTTCGCCCGCTTCCGCGTGATCTACCGCGACACCGAGCAGGACTGGGACGGCATCGCTCATCACGGTGATCGTTTCATCCGCTTCGTGCCGCTGCGCACCCGTGACCGGCACGTTGCCGTTGACCTCGCCAAACGCGGTGTCGACGCCAAAGGCGATCCCTGGAAGAAATGACCGAACCGCTGACGACAGCAGCCACCCAGCGCGCGGTGGCTGCTATCGCCTGGGTTCGCCCCGGGGCATGACCTTTTTCAGAGGACACCAAAGATGAAAATCACCTTCAACCGCGTCGGTGTGGAGCGTCTGCTCGCGCACACCAAGGCGGCCAAGGACCACAAAAAGACCTACGCCGAAGAGGCTGACGGCAAAAAGTGTGTCGGGCCTGCGCTGTGGCTGGTCGGCGATGACGGCGTCTACTTGATGAGCAACGGCAAGCCCGCGCTCAAGCCCGAGGAGGGCGACGGCCACTTCGTCGTCTATGCCGATCAGATCAACCCCAAGACGATGGCCTTCGACGACTGGTGGGCCGCGAAAAACACCGCGTTCGGGGGTGACGACGGGGTCGATGGCATCGCCGCCGGCGAGATCGAACAGGCGCTGGCGGCCGCCCCCGGCAAGCCGTTGACGCTGGACCTGACGCCAAAGGCGATCACCCTGCACGTCGCCGCACCGAAGCGGAAGCATTGACCGAGGCCGCCCGTCGATTTGCGCATGTGCGCAAATGTGCAAATACGGGCGGCATCGGCCTGGGCTTCCCCAGGGCTTTCAGAGGACACAAACATGCAACAACCCCAAGCCTACCGAACCGCCAGCGGCCCGGTGCTGGGCATCGAAGCCTCGCTGCGTGACATCCGAGAATGGCGGCCCACCGTCACGCAAATCCGCGAGCCGATCCTGACCTTCATGGTCGTCGGCACATCGATGTTCGCCGCCGACATGCCGCCGCTGGCGCGTGCCTTCGCGCCGACGCAAGACGATGTCGAAGGCATCGCCGAACTGACCGAGGTAGCGGTGCGGGCCGGGCGGCTGATCGATTTCGGCGCCTGGACCAATGACGTCATCAAGTACGGCGGCAACCGTGGCGGCCCGCTCTACTCGCGCGACGTCATCGGTCATCCGTTCCGCGATCCGTATGTGTTCTTCCATACCTGGGAGGACGCATCGGCGGCCTATCTGGTCAACCCGCTGGAGCCGGAGCGGACCGGCGGCGATGTCGAGTGCATCGAACTGCAACCGATCGAGATCAAAGGCAATCGGGCGCTGATGATCGGCGATCGGGCGGTGCTCACCCCGGACGCCAGCAACTTCGCGGGATGGTCGAAATACCATTGCCGATCGATGCCGTCGCTGTGGCGGTATCTGCCGGGCGCCGAGGCGATCAACACCGGCGGCAAGCCTGAAAACGCCGCAGCGGGCAACGTGCTCGACCCGCTGATGACCGCGCTCTTGATCCTGTCCACCAGGGGCATCGCGCGCGAAACCGTTGCCGCGCCGGACAAGCTGCAGAAGGCCCGCCGCAAGAACGGCAAGCCGCTGATCCCACCCTATCAACGGGTGGACTCGGCGCCCTACGTCACGGCGATCCAGAATCGCGCGGCACGGGGGCGCGCGCCGTCACAAGGCGGCACGCACGCTTCGCCGGTCATGCATCTGCGCATGGGTCATGTGCGGACTTATGCGTCGGGCGTGCAGACGTTCGTGCGCGACGCCATCGTCAACGCCAGCGAGGCAACCCGCGCCGCCTTCACGATCGGACGCAGTCACTACACGGTCAAACAAAAAGTCTGACCGCAGACGGCAGTCGCATGGGCCCGCGCTCATGCGGCTGCCGCCTGGGATCGGCCCAGGACTCAGAGGACACAACCAAGAATGAAGATTATGCTCGCCGAAGCCGTGACCCTGGACATCAGGCCAGGGGTGCGACTGTCGATTGAGGCCGATGGCTCGGTGCTGCTCGAACCCGAGGCGCCGCCGGGGGAGCCAGAGCCTCCGACAGTGGCGAAGCCCAAGGTGCTCCGATCGCGTCCGATCACCCGCCGCGCCTCGGGGGCGATATTCACCGGCACCATCGAGAATGATTTGCTGGTGAAGCTCGCGCAGGAGTCGGATCGCTGGGTCGGCTTCGGCGACGTGGTGAAACTCCTCTACCCCGAGGTGCCATTGCGAGCCAACGGCAAGCCGACACAGGACTACGAGAACCTCCGTATCGCCCTGCGCCGGCTGCTCAAGCTCGGTGAGGTCGAGCAGCGCTCCACCGGGGCAGGGAACGCCTCCGGGCGCGGCTTGAAGGCGCAATACCGCATCGTCAAGAAGCCCGTGTCATGATCGAGCGCGCGTATGCTCAGCCATTGACCGAACCCGCGACACGTCGAGCGTGTCGCAGGCTCGGCCTGGGGCTGGTCCCAGGGTTTCAGAGGACACAGACAATGCCAAACATAAGCGATTTCGAGGATGCCTTCGCCTTGGCGCGGGCGTATCCCGACACCTTCGAGGCGGTGCCCGCAGCCGAGACCGCGAGGCTCATGGCGGGCGACTGCGTCAAGGTCTGCCGCAACGACGAGCGATTCTGGGTGCTGATCCACACCAACGCGGACGGCCGGATCAGCGGCGAGGTCAACAACGAGCTGGTCGATCCGCGCAACGCCGACATACCGTGTGGGACCATCGTCGGCCTGGAATACCGCCATGTCTACCAGACCTACCGGACGCCCAAGGAGCGGCGCTGATGGACAAGCTCACGCCGGAACAGATGTTTCCGAAGAGCCTGGGACTGATCCGCGCGGCCCTGTCGCAGGCCGAGCGGCTGGCGATCCCGCTGCCCAAGCAGTTGCGCACCCGCCCACGCGACGCACGGGGCTATCCGATCCCGTTCATCGTGGTGATCGACCGCCGCCGGCAGCCGCAGTTCACCATCAACGACAGCACCCGTGTCACCGCCTGCCGCACCCGCTCGCTCTGCGGCATCTGCGGCAAGCGGCTGGACAAAGACCTGTGGTTCGTCGGCGGCGCGCGCTGCTTCCTGCACCCGCGTGGCGCGTTCGTCGATCCGCCGAGCCATTACGCGTGCGCCGAATACGCGCTGCGGGTCTGCCCGTTCCTCGCGGCACCCAGCTACGCCAAGCGGATCGACGACCGCAAGCTGCCGCCGGGCGGGTTGCCCGATGGCATGGCGCTCGGCCGCGTGGACTTCATGCCGCCCGCGCAGCCCGAACGCTTCGGCCTCGGCAGCACGCGCGCCTATCGCTGGGTGTCGCACGACAGGGACGGGGTCTACGTGGTCGACGCCTGGGACTATGTCGAATGGTGGAAGACCGGCGAGCCGGTCAACGCGCCGGACGGACTGCCGGCGGATCAGCCGATGCTGCGCAACTGGCGGGGAGGCAACGGCGCATGAGCGAGGGGGAAAAACTGGCACGCGCGGTGCTGCTGTTTTTCCGTGGCGGCCACTGGTCGGCCTGCGACCGCGAGGTCTGGCAGGCGCTGACCGGCTCGGAGGACGCGACGACGCGGGCGTTGTGCGATCTGGCGCGGCGGGTGCAGGCCGCCGAGGCAGCGATCCCGCGCTGACGATGATGGACCGAGGCAGCACCAGGCACCCCCTGGCTGCTGTCTCGGCCTGGGATCGTCCCAGGAATGGAGGACACCATGAGCGATGAACACCAAACTATCCAGCACACGGTGCTCTACGACGCCGCGGCGCGGGCGAACTCGACGCGGGTCTGCGGCGATTGCCAACTGTGCTGCAAGCTCGTGCCGGTCAGTTCGATCGGCAAGCCGGCGAACACGCGCTGTCGTCACCAGCGCGTCGGCAAGGGCTGTCTGGTCTATCATCAGGCCGGGATGCCGCCCGAGTGCGACCTGTGGTCATGCAAGTGGCTGCTGGGGGGCGAGACGGCGGACCTGCAACGCCCCGATCGCGTGCATTATGTCATCGACATGATGCCCGACATGATCGGCGCGATCCCGCCGGGGAGCAGCGAGCGTCACGACGTCATGGTCACCCAGGTCTGGCTCGATCCGGCGTTTCCGTTGGCGCATCGCGATCCCGGCCTGCGCGGCTATGCCGAGCAGATCGCCGCGCGCGATCAAATGCCGATCCTGGTCCGCATCGGCTCGTCGGAGGCGTTCCTGCTGGTCGCGCCATCCTTGGCGAGTGACGGCCAATGGCACGAGCAATCCATCAACCGCCAGCCCGAGCAGCCCAAGCACGGGATGATGTTTCTCGACCGGATGATGGGAGAATGACCATGGGCGAGCCAAATTGGCACGACGATCCCGACGTGCAGGCGTACGGGCAGATGATGCAGGCCGCGCTGGTGATGGGGCGCGTCAAGCTCGGCGCGGACAAGGCGCTGTCCGTGGCGCTCGCCACGATCGCCGAGGAAATGGAGCGTCATCTCGGGCGGCAGACCGTCGCGTGGGTGCTACGCACCTTCGCCGAGGGGCTGGCGAGCGGGCGGGGAGGCGAGCCATGACGCGCCGGTACGGCCTGCGGCACTACATCCTCGACGAGGCCGACAACCCGGTGGAACTGCCGATGCCCGAGGGGGTGCCGCTGCTCGACGCGCTCGCCGCGGTGATCAAGCCGCACGCCCAGTGGATCGCCGATAACGAGGCCCGGATGCGGGTCGCCGAGGATTTTATCGACGATGTGCGTGTCTCGACGGTGTTTCTCAGTGTCGGGATCAGCTTCGGCGAGCCGCCGGACATGTTCGAGACCATGCTGTTCAAGCCGGGGCAGGAGGCGTTCCTGTTCGGCCGCTGCGCCACCTGGAACGAGGCCAAGGGGCTGCACGACTTCGCGGTGGCGATGGTGAAGAACGGAGAACTGCCATGGCAATCGTGATCAAGATCGTCAGTCGCGGCGACGGCAAGCCGACGCCGCACGCCGAGCGCTACCTCGCGCACTATGATCCCGATGCCGATCCGCTGAACGGCTGGGTCGAAAGCACCGAGTTCCTCGACGAGGCGCTGCTGTTCGCCAGCATAACCGAGGCGACGGAATGCTGGCGGCGGGTCAGCAAGACGATGCCGCGACGGCTGAGCGACGGGCGCCCCAACCGCCCGTTAAGCGCCTACACCTGTAGCTTTCAGCCGGTCGACTGACCCTCGGACGGATGCAGCGCCGCCGCGCGCTGCATCTGCCTGGGGATCATCCCAGGATTTCAGAGGACACCACTATGAGTGACATGACATGGCAGGATCGGGCCGTTTCGGCGACGCGCGAGACGCAGTTCGGCGCGATCCTTAACTGCGCCTTGGGGCGGGAAATTCCGCCGCCTTGCTTTCACGGCAAGGCCGTCGTCAGCAGCGACGGCTTCTTGACGTGCGCCTACACCGACAGGCAGGGCAACGATCATCACGGCGCCTTTGTCGGCGCGGTCGCCGACCTCGAAGGCAACATCGTCGGGCTGTCGCGGCACCTGGCGCTCAACCCCACGGACAAGGCGGCGCTGATCGCGGCGCTGCAAGCCTGGATCGGGCTGGACTATCGCGCCACTCCGGGCTTGGAGGTGGCGTCATGAGCTATCTCATCAGCATCCACAATGACGGCGGCGAGATCGTCAGCACCAACTATTGGCAATCCGACTTGGCGGCAGGCGGCAAATTCTTTCTGTCGTTCAACGCCGGCACCGTGCGCCTACTGGTGCCGCCTATCCTGATTGAGACGCTGCGCGAGATGGAGACCGGCAAGACGATCGTGCTGACCTTGGGTGAACACCAACGCAAGGAAGGCGCGGTGGAGCTGCTGTTTGACGACGGCAGCAATGCGCCGTTCGCGATCCTCCTCGACCCGGTGCAGCTTGAGCGCCGCTGGCCGACCGCCGACGACGGCAGAGAAGTCCCGTTTGCCGTCTACACCACCACCGGCAAGTCGCTGGTGCGTACCTGCTTCCTGCGCCGCACGCGCAAACTGCCCTACCTCAAGCCATGGAAAGGAGCGGGGCAATGAGCGCGCCAGTATTTCCCGACTGCGTATTTCCCGACGATTGCGAGTGCGCCAAGCGCGGCTATCAACTGGAAATGGAAAGCTGCGCGGTGTCGCGCGTACGCACAGCGGTTGCCGACCTCGGCATCGATCTCGACTTGGAGAAAGCTGGCCTGGGAAAGCCCAAGCCCTGTGTGGCGCTGCTGATCGACCCCCTCAACCGGACGATCAGCGAAACCACCTACATCGGCCTCGAAGGACTGCAAACGCTGGTCGGCGGCTCGATCGAGGCCGCCTATCAGTGGCCCAACCGCGATGTGCTGTACGTCGATGAGGAAGGACTGTTCAAAGACGCCCAGATGTTCTTCGCGATCAGCGTGCGGCCCGATCAGCCGCTCGCCGGCAACGGCGTGCTGGTCGGCCGCGAGGTCGATGATCTCGGCAACACCGCGCCGCCGCAGATGACGATCGAGCGATTGTCTTCGCTCGTCCGCTTCCTGGGGAGGCTGTGATGGATCCCGATGCGACCCTCGCCGCGCTGCTCGACGCGTTCCGCGACGGCGATTACCCTGCCGCCTGGGACGCGATCGAGGCGTTGAACGACTGGCTGGCGAAAGGCGGGGCGATGCCCAAGGACCCGCGACTGACCCGCGCCGCATCCGAACCGCATCAGATTCACCCGCCGATGGACTGGTCAAAATACGAAAGTCCCGACGATGTCGATCTCTCCGATGCGGACCGCTCGAAAATGATGTGGGACAGGTGGCGTGACGACATGGCGAGCCGTAAGGACGCCATCAAGCCGGATTGAGAGAAGGACACACCGAAGCCAACTGACAGAGCGCAACACCGCCGGGCGCATAGCCTTGCCGTGTTGCGCTTTTTTTTGGTGTCGGTGACACTCGGCCGGCGGAGCCGACAGACGGGGGCTGAGTCGCAGCCGCGCCGCCCGCCGGCTCGCCTTTGACCCCAGAGGACACCTCCTCGCTCACCGCATACGGATCTCGCGGGAATCTTCTGGCGACAGACTGAAACATAGGTCAGCGGCCGGGACGCGACAAGCGTTAGCCGCTCGCGTGCAGCCGATCCCAGATCAACAGTGACGTGCCCTGCTTGTCGTCGGCGTAGCTGCGATAGGCCGCGGTGGTGATGTTCAGCACGTCGCCGCTCAAGGTGTAGGTTCGCTCCAGGTCGGTGCCGGTCCAGCTTTCATTCCATGACGTTTCGACGTGATGGATGATCGTGCCGGGATGCGGCGAGGACCAGCGCCCGGCATAGGCGCACATCGAGCCATACAGCGCGGCGGCCTCCGCCGACGTGGCGACCGCGCCGAGCGGCTTCACCCGGCCGGCCTGACAGAACTGCACATACATCCGCTGATCGGCGCTGTAGCTCAGCAGCCCCTGCGGCGCGGCGCCGAACTGCGGCGTGCGCGCGCCGGTGGCCTGATCGACGCGCAGGTAGGCGCGCAACCGCCACGTGCCGAGGATCGAGGCTTGTTCGGTCTGAGTGATCATCGGCACAGGTAAGACTTTTTGTCAGACCGATACAAGCATCACCGGCGGCGCCCCCGCCCGAGGGTTGCGCCAGCGCCGGGAGTCTTCCAGGCACAGGCTGACCTCGTCCACCGCCGGGGCGATCAGCCGTCGCTGCCTGCGCGTCGAGCCGTCCGGCAGCGTGATGACGCGGCTCGCCCATTCGGCTTCCGCGCCGGGCGAGAACACGCACGCGGGCCCGCCGCAGAGCAGGCAGCGGCGGGCCATGTTCAAGGCGGAGAGCACCGACACGCTCAGCATGACACGTCCTCCTCATCGGGCCATTCGAGCGGGGGCAGCGGGCGCTCGTGCGCGATATCGACCGCGATCGCGCGCGGCGGCGTCTCGAATGCCTCGCTGGCGCGTCGCCGTTCCGCCTCGCGCGCTGCCTCAGCCTCAGCGATCGGGCGCAGCAGCGGGTTCGCCATGCGCACCGCCTGCATCTGCGCGGGCGTCAGCGCCCCGAGAGGCTTCGCCGGGGGCTGCGGCGCGGCGGCGTGCGACAGCGGCTCTGGCGGCGTCGCCAGCGCTTCCGGCGGCACGGTCGAGGCGCGATGATCGGCATCGGTCGTGCTGCTCAAGCCACCCAGCGCCGCCAGGGCCTCCTGCACGCGGGCGCCCACGTAGGCGATCTCGGCGGGATCGCGGTCGCCGTGGCGCGGCTCGCGCAGCCAGCCGCGTTTCACCGCGATCTCGGCGGCGACGAGATCGGTCCGACACAGATGCTGGAACGCCGCCGCGTTGGGGATGCGGATCATCGCCAGCCACGTTTCCAGCGTCACGCGCGCCGGCAGGGGTTTGATCCCGCCGCGATACTCGTTCCAGAAGCCGACCATGCAGCGATCGGCGCCGGACATCTCGCTGTCCTCCAAGCCGGGCAGCGCCGTGCGCTTCGGCGTGTGCTTGTCGTGCCATGCCACCAGCCCTTTGCGCAGCCGCGCCAGCGACGGCACGCGGTCCATCTCGGCGCCGATGGCGAGCGCGAGGTCGGCCGGATTGGCGAACACGCTGTCGGGCAGATGCTGCACCGCAGGCAACATCGGCATCATCGCGTTCACCGCCTCGGTCGACTGCATCGGCGCCACCATCTTCGCCAGTGTCGCGATGAACACCCGCTGGTTGACCGAAGGCTGCCATTCGTCGCTCATGACCGGCCTCCCGTCAGCGCGCGCAGCGTCGGTCGCGGCTCAGGCGACGGCTGTCGCAGTCCGGCCAGCATGTCCGGGCTAATGCCAGCGGCCACCAGTGCGGGATCGATAACGAGTTTCTTGGCGCTCTCCCAGCGTTGCTGACGCAGCCAGTTCACCGGATGGACGGTGTATTGCCCCGGACGAAATTGATAATTGCGCACCCCGGCCAGCAGTTCCTCCGGTGTCACGCCTTCGGCGAGCACCTGCGCGTAGGCGAGGCGAGCGTTGCGATAGTCGCCATCACAGGCGGGGAAGGCGTCCCAGAATTGCTGCCATCCCTCGGGGTCACGCTCGCGCGCGAGCGGGAGCGCACGCGTGGGGGCGCGCACGCGCGGGGGAGGCGATGAGAGAGAATGTGAGTCCCCGGATGACTCTTCTAAGGGGGAGTCTTTTAAGGGGGATTCATTATACATCTCGCACGCCTTGCGAGATGCCACTCGCACGCTTTGCGAGATGCTCGCGGCTGCATCTTGCACGGGTTGCGAGATGGATGGCTCTGCATCTCGCACGCTTTGCGAGATGGGTTCCGAGATATCCACAGGCGCAGCATCTTGCACGCTTTGCGAGATGCCATTCAGAACGTTCTGATCTTCGTCTGCGTGCCAGGACGGGCGATAATCGCTCGATCGCGCTGGTTTCTCCGCCGCCTCGGCCGATCTGAGCAGAAAATAGTGCAGCCCATCGGCCTTGCTTTCGACGCGGATCAGCCCGCGCTCGACAAGTCCTCGCTCGCGGCGCTTCTCGTCGCCGTGGATCGCCGTCCAGACGCTGCGTTGGGAGATGCCTGTGTCGCACGCCAGGACGGGCAGCTTGGCATGACAATGCAGATCACCGTCGGCGCGTTCGGCCATGGCGATATAAACCCAGCGTTCGTGCTTGGGCAGATCGAGCGCGCGCGCGCGCCAGAACGCGTAGGCGATGTTGGGGCTGTTGCCGCCGCCGAGTTCGCCGCTCATGACCGTGCCCCCCGATTGAACAGGATGCACAAGTCAATTTTCACGAAACTGAGATAAACCATAGCTTTAGCCCTCTTGAAAAGGGCGGTCGGCTATGGCACATAGAGAGCGCATGCTTGCTTTATGTGCCACAGGCGTTTGTACCGCCCTGGTTTGATCTAGCGATCAGAACGCCTCAAGGTCCCCACCTTGGGGCGCTTCGCTTTGTGCAGTATGCACTCACTCGCAAGGCCCGACAAGACAGCCTCGTAACGCGTTGATCGCGTATGGTCTTTTGTCATGGCGAGTCGCCTTTCGTGGCGGTCATGGAACTTTCTCGCTGGCGGCGAACAGGCGCCCGGCGACGGCTTGGCCGCCGCGCAACTGCGTGGTTTCCCAGGCCCAGGTGAGGCAGGCATCGCCGGCGTTGTGGTCGGGCACCTTCCAGCCTTGTCGCTTGCAATAGGCGAGCACCTCGCGCTTCACCGTGCCTTTGGCGAAGCGGGACTGCCCCAACATCGCGAAGCGCACCGCGTCGGCGCTGATCTCGCTGATCGGCGCCGAGGCCCGCCATGCCTCGGCGTAGGCGATGCCGCGCAAGGTCAACTGCTGGGCGACCACCTTGAGCGTCGAGACCCCGCACAGCGCGCCCAGCGGCATCGGGGCTTCCAGCACCAGGCGGCCGGGCTGCAGGGTCTCCATCGCCGCGATCAGTTCGTCCTCGAACGCCGCATAGCGGCCGCCCTCGCCGCCTTCGTGCGGCAGTCGCCAGCAGCCGAACGCGGGCGTGCGGTCCTCGATCTGCCCGTACGCCCAGCCGACCATGCCGCTCAGGTCAAGCGCGAGCACCCCGCCGGGTCGTGTCGGCATCACGCACGCGGGGACGCACCGTTGCCCGCTTTCTTCCGCCGCGGCTTGCGCGTCGGCGTCATCGTCGCCGCACTCGGCACGTAGGTATCGCTGACCAGGGTCAGCGCGCGCTGCGTCGCGCGCTTGCGTCGCGTCTTGGAGGCGCCGGCGACCTTGACGTCGGGCCCCAGCTCACGCGCGATCGCCGCCTGACCCTTGTTCCACCATTCCAGCCAATGCACGTGCAGTTCGGTGCCGGGGGTGTACGGGCACTCCTCGATCCTCACGCCGTGCCGCCCGGCCTTGTAGCCGGCGTCCTCGGCGTCCCACAGATCATCCTCGCGCTGCGTCTGCTGGCTGATCGTGGTGTCGAAGCCCTCGAACAGCGACGCCTGGGTCAGCGGGATATGGATCAGGCCCATGTAGCGGATCTGATCGCGCAGATCCTGCGCCACCACTTCGGGGTCCAGCTTCGACGCCTTCACCGCATTGATCATCGCGGTGGTGTTGACGCCGTCGCTTTTCGCCCGCTTGACAATGTTGCGCAGCACACCATTGGCCTCTTCGCACAACCGCTTCTGTTTGCGGTACTGGCGCGTCCAGTCCACCGCCGAGTCGTTGCTCGCGGTATTGGAACCGGCTTGATCAAGCGGCATGATGCTTCCCTCGGCGCCCTGCTTGCGCCCTGTTTGCGTTAACAATTGGTGGTACTTGCGCATCGACCGGTAGTGCATCTTGCACAACGCGGCGGACAGCTTTTATACCGGTCGCGTCACCGTCGACTGGATTTGCTTTGCTGTTTGTCAATGTCGCGCGTTTCTTCGCCTTGGCTGCCACCGAGACGGCCCGGAGCGTTGCGTATGTCACACCCTGGATACCGCGCCGGCGAGCGGCCTTCACCAGATCGTCCCAGTACGCCACGGGAATAGACCCGCGGCGCAGCCAGGCCGCGACGGTGAAGTGCGAGAGCGTCAGATCGCGCGCCACCGTGGCGATGTCAGGCCACAGTCGGAGCAGCTTGACCGCGATCATGTCGGTTGGAGGTTGAGACTTGGTCATGGCGGCGCGCAATGTGCGCTTAGCACAATCGGAGTTCAAGCGGCTTTCCCCCCGTCGCGCCGGCGACGCACACAGGATATTTTTGTCATGAGCCTGATCAGCAAAAGCAACTCGGTCGCCGAACGGCTGCGCGAGGCACGCACGCGCGCGGGCTACCAGAGCGCGAGCGAGTTCGCCCGTTTTGCGAATATCAATTATACCACTTACGCGCACCACGAGAATGGGCGCCGTGAGATCAAACCAGACATTGCGCGTGTCTATGCACGCCTGTTGAGTCTGCCAGCGGGGACGCTACTGTATGGCGAACAGACGGCGACACGACCGTCGGTACGGATCATGTCGCGAACCGGTGCGCAGGGGAGGATCGAGCCAATTCTAAGCAAGAGCGGCAAGACACCGGTCGTGGAACTGCCCGATCCCTGGAGCTTGGTCGGCACCCAGATCGTCGGCGATGACCTGTATCCGGCCTATCGTGACGGTGACGTGGTGTTTCACCGCGCGCTGCGCACAGAGCGCTACGATCCCACGATGATCAGCGGCGTCGAATGCGTGGTTGAACTGCAGGATGGCACGGTGCTGTTGCGGCACGTGACGGTGCAGGCGGACGGCCGCGCCACGCTCTCGGCCTATCAGACGCCGCCGCTGATCAACCAGATCATCGTCGCCGCCGCGCCGGTGGAGATCGTCCAGCGCAACCTGCCGCGCCGCTATGTCAATCACTGATGGCCGCGCTGGTGATCGGTGCGGAGGAGCGCCTGGCGATCCTCCAATTGCGGCTGCTGGCGGAGGCCAACCCGTTTGATATCGCGCAGGCGGAGGCGCTGGCGGCGCGCGCCATCGACGACTACCGCGCCTGGATGGAAACCATGAGCCTTGTCCTGCCCGTCGGCTATCAAGTGACCTATTCGCGCGAAATCCAGTCCTTCGGGCTGTGCGACCATATCAGCGTCAGCGTCGCGCGCCGCGACATGCTGCCCTCGCCCGAGGCGATGGAACTGATCCTCGAAGCGTTCGGGATGCAGCCCGCCGGCGCTCACGTCACCGCCAATATCTGGGTCGAAAGCGTGGCCGTTGGGTTACGCGCCGTCAACATTGTGCAGATTGTCGCCGACGATCCGCGCTGAGGATCGATCGCAACCGCGAACGGGTTTGAGGCCCGGCTCCAAGCCCCGCAGTCGACCGCCAGCCTAACCTGACGCCGGGCGATCGCCGACACGCGCGAGCAATCGTCCGATCGCGCGTTCGTGTGCGTTGGCAGTCCGTTCTCACCGTGGTCTGTGCGTAGCGCGCTTGACACCCTTTCTTCGCGCGCACAGAATGTGCGTAACGCACATATTGCAAGGGAGATCGGCGGTGTCGTCAGCACGTCATTCGTCCGCGCAGAAACGCATGATCTGGCCGCCGGAACCCGGCCCGTTCAGCCTGCGTCTGGTCAAGGGCGGCTGGCGGGTGCCCGCGCGCATCGTCCGCGACGCCGAGGATCGCTGGCACGCCGAGGTCGATGGCGAGGCGCACGCGGCGGACGCCGATCCCGCGCAAGCCGTCATGGTCGCCACGCTCTGGCATGTCGGCATCAAGATCGACGAGCAGACCTACGACTGGCTGCTCGCGATGAAGGCGCACGCGCTCGCGCGTGAGCCGGACCACCCGTGTCTCCATCCGCGCAAGCCGATCGATCCACGGCTCTTAAAACCCCGATACTTCTGAGAGGACACCATTGTCATGAACGACACATCGCTTGTGCATGTCCGCGACACGAACGCCCCGCCGCCGCCGACGCCGCTGTCGCCGCGCGAGATCGCCGAATTTCTCGACTACGCCGGCACCCAACTGAAAGACCGCCGCGCCGAAGTGACGGCGGCGCTGGACGCCAATATCGCCGCGCACCCGGAGATCGAGGACGACGAGGTGCTCGCCACGATCGCGGAAAACATGCGCTTGGCCGCCGCGCTGGGGCGCACCGCCGAAGAGCGCCGGGTGCAGCACAAAGACCCCTTCCTGGAAGGCGGTCGCGTGGTCGACGGCTGGTTCAAGCGTTTCCGGGCGCCGCTCGACAAGGCCATGGCGCCGGTGCAGGCGGCGATGGACGCCTACGGCGCGCGCAAGCTGGCGCGTCAGCAGGCCGAGGCCGAGGCGCAGCGGAAGAGCGCGCAGGCCGAGGCCGATCGCGCCATCGCCCGCGCCTCCGAGGCGCTGCGGCAAGGCGGCTCGGCGAGCGCGGCGCTGGACCTCGCCGCCGACGCCGCCCTGCGCGCCGAGGAAGCAGAGGAACGCACGCACGCGCGACCGGCCGATCTGACCCGCACCTACAGTGATTTCGGCGCCGTCGCCTCGGTGCGGCAGAAGTGGAAATGGCGCGTCGTCAATGCGGCGGCGGTGCCGCGCGAGTACCTGATGATCGATGATGATCTGGTCAAAGTCGCGGCCAAGAAACGCGACAGCGCCGGCAAGCCGGTCGTCATGATCCCAGGCATCGAGTTCTACGCCGAAACCAAAATGGGCGTGCGGTAGATGCCCCGCGAGCAGAGAAGCGCGTCGCGGCTGCTGAACGCCGCGCACGCCGCCTTGGTCTTCGTCAGCGACTACCGCGATGAACTGATGCGCTCGTACTGCCTGTGCGACGCGCTGGGCACGCCGCTGCGCGATACCGCCGACCCGATCGAAAGCACACACCTGCGCGAAGTCGAGGCGCTGATCGACCGGCTCGCTTCCGCCATCAATGAGGAGCTGAGAACATGAACGAAACCATCAAGCCGCAGCCCGGCCAATCGACCGCGCTGTCCGCGCCGTCGAAAGCCAGCTTTAAGAAACTGGCCGACTGCCGCAGCCTGGGCGAGGCGTTCCAGACCGCGGAACTGAAATCCCTGGTCGCCGATGCGGCGCCGAAGTTCATGGACGCGGGCGCGATGCTGCGGACCTGGGTGCAGGCGGCGAACAAGCAGCCGCTCATCTATCAGGCCGAACTGCGACAGGTCCTGGGCGCGTTCCAATCGCTCGCCTATCTCGGCCTCGTGCCCAACACCCATCTCAACCACGCGCACATGATCCCGTTCAAGACCAAGCGCTACAACCCGCAGACCAAAAAGCGCGACATCGACGCGGTCGATTTGCAGATCATCATCGGCTACGCCGGTTACATCGAACTGGGCTATCGCGCCGATGCGATCCTGCCGCCGCATTGCGACGTGGTCTACGACGAGCGGCTGGAAGGGTTCCATTACTCGTATGGTTCAAATTCGCATCTTGAGCATGGCGGCAAGCCGTATGATTTCCGCCCGAGCGGCGATCCGCGCTACGCCTACGCCTACGTCAAGCTGAAAGGTGGCGGCGAGCAATTCGAGGTCATGCCGTGGGTCGATGTGATGCGGATCAGGGATCGCTCGCAGGCGTACCGCACCGCCCTGGCGGCGAAGGAAAAGGCCGAGCAGGAAGGCTGGCGCATTCCTGTCACCTGGACCGAGGCGCCGTGGGTGCGCGATCAGGCCGAAATGGGCAAGAAAACCCCGTTGCGGCGGCTGTTCAAAATCCTGCCGAAATGTCCCGAACTGCGCGCGGCGGCGGCGCTGGAAGACGCGATCGACAGCGGCAAGCGGCTTGACTTCGGCCCGGTGATCGACGGCACCGCCTCGCCGCTGGAAGGCGGCGTGCCCGAGGCGCAGGAGGATGATCCCCCGGCGGCGGTCGATCCCGCGACCGCCTACGGCGTGCGCGGCAGTGCGCCCCCCATGGAGGACAAGCGCGCGGTCAGCACGCGCAAGGCCGAGCCGCCCACCGACGAGCACGGCTCGTGGATCGAGGAGCAGGAGCGCGACGAGCGCGCGGCGCAGACCCGCAGCCCGGCCGCGCCCAAGGTTGCGTCGGGCCCCGCGCAACAAAATCCGAAAACCGAGCCGCCCCGTCAACAGACGGCCGCGCCGGGTTTCGAGGCGGTGCTGATCGACGCCGGCGGCGAGGCATCCGATGCGGTCTACGATAGCCCCGCCGCGTTCGCCCGCGCCTACATGGCGCTGTGGCACGTCGCGGATCAGGCGGAGGACGCGAGCGCGATCGACGCGCTGGCGGAGTACAACGCCGACGCGCTGGCCGACGCCGCGCAAGGGAGCGAGGATGCCCAGCGCATCCTGGCGGCGACGCAGGCGCACAAGCCCGCCGACGAGCCGGTCAAACAAAATGTTCGACCGCCGATCGTCGCGGTCGAACCGCCGGAAGATCGCGGCAAGACCTCCTGGCCGGGCTACATCAAGCTGCTCAAGGCGACGTTGGCGGAGGTTACGGCGGAGGAGTTCGGCGCCTGGGCCGCCGCCCAGCGGGCCGCCCTGGAACGCTGTCCGACCGCGCAGCGGGTGCTGGCGGTGCGCGCGATCGCCGAAACGGCGGGGATGCGCAAGGTCGAACAGCCGCTGTGGCTCGGCGATCTGATCAAGGCGAAGGAGAAACCCCCGGCGAGCGCGCCGCCGCCCGCCGAGCCGCCCGCCGAGCCGGTCACCGACGCGGACGAGAAATGGGTCAACAACCGCATCGGCGAAATGCACGAGATCACCACGCGCGACGCGTTCGATCAGCTTGTCGGATCGGGCGCGGTGCGCACCATCATGGCGCGGCTCAGGCGCGAGAAGCGCGCGCTGTTCGATCGCGCCGATGCGGCGTTCTCCGCCAAGCATCAGGCGCTGCCCCCGCCGGAGGCGGTGTGATGGCGTCGCTGCACGCGCACGGGCATCTGGCGGCGTTCTCCTCGCTGCTGGCGCATGACCCGGACGCCTCGAAGCTGCACATGCGCGATTTGCAGGTGATCGCCCTGCTGGTCGCGCACGACGTGCCGCTGTCGATCGGCGCGATCGCGACGATGCTCTCGGTTTCCTCGCCGCATATCAGCCGGGTCTGCGACCGGCTGGTGACACGTGATCTGCTGGTGCGTAACGAAAGCCCCACGGATCGCCGGATTGCCCTGCTGACGCCGACGCCAGCAGGCCGCGCGCTCGATGAGCGGGTCGCGCGTCACTATCAGTCGTCGGCTATTCCCGCCTGACCCCGAAAGGACACCCCCATGTTGATCGCTATCGACACCATTCACGAATCCCCCGGCAACGCCCGCAAGGTCGGCGCCGGTCCGGCCGCCGACGCCGCGCTGCAAGCCTCGATCGACAAGATCGGGCTGCTGCAGCCGGTCCTCGTCGCGCCGTCACCCGAGCCGGGGCAATGGCTGCTGCGGGCCGGGCATCGGCGCCTCGCCGCGATGCGCGCGCTGGGTCATACGCAGATCGAGGCGACGGATCGCGGCGCACCTGACGACGATATCCCCGAGGTCGCGATCAGCGCGGCGGAGAATATGGTGCGCGCGGGGATGCATCCGGTCGATCAGTGGCGCGCGGTCGCCGCGTTGCAGGCGCAGGCGGGCTACGATCTGGATACCGCTGCCGCGGTGCTGGGCGTGGCGTCCAGCCTCGCGCGGCGGCTGTCCTGGCTCGGGCAGATGCATCCGGCGCTGCTCGACGCCATGGCCCAGGGCGATCTGCCCGACGCGCAGCATTTGCGCGCGATCGCGCTCGCACCGCATGACGTGCAGCGCGAGGCGTTGGCGCGGGGCACCTACAGCACGACGACGCAGGCCGAGCGGGTCGATTGGCGCACCGTCGCTGAGTGCTGCAAGGTGCGCCGCATCCCGCAGTCGCGTGCGCTGTTCGACATCACGACGCTCACCTGGGACGAGGACTTGTTCGCCCAGCCGGACGCCGATGATCGTTACACCACGACCGATACCACGGGCTTTCTGAACAAGCAGTCCGCCGCGCTCGACGCCCAGGTGGCAAAGTCCAAGGGGCGGATCGAACGCATCGCCTACGACACCGAGGGCAAGACCAAGGCGCCGAAGGGCTGGCAGCTAACCTACGGCGAGGTCCCCAAGCGCTGGAAAAAGGACGACCCGCGCCGCGCCTTCGCGGTGCTGATCGAGGACGGCTATCAGATCGGCACGGTGGTCTTCCAGTTAGGCGAGCCGGTCGCGACGCGCGCGGAGGCCGAGGACGCGCGCGGGGCAACGCGGCCGCAGGCGCGGCCGCCGATCAACAAGGCGGTGCAGGCGCGGCTGTCCTTCCTCAAGGCGCAGGCGGTGCGCGAGCGCCTCGCCGACATCGCCCCGACGCACGGATCGGCGTTCATGTTGAAGGCGCTGCTGCTCGCCTTGACGTTCCGCAACGTCAGTGCCCGCAGCGGGATCGCGGACGCGCTGATCGATCCGCAAGGCCAGCCGCTCGATCTGTCGGAGGCGAAGCTGTGCGCGCTGACGGCGAGCACGATCGCCGACATGACCGTGTTCGACCGGCCGGACGGCTTCAACTCCTCCGGTGCTGCGGCGGAATGGCTGGCGACGCTGATCGGGGCGAACATGCCCCGCACCGACACCGCCGACATCCTGCGCGGCATCAGCGGCGAGGCGCTGGCAGCGATCGCCGAGGCGCACAGCGTCAGTGCGCGCGGCACTGTCGGTGCGTTGCGCAAGCGTCTCGTGGGCGCGTTGCCGGACTGGCGCGCGGCGAGCTTCGGCAAGGCCGGGCCGATCCACTATACCGACGCGGACGAGGACGAGACCGAAGTGACGGAATTTGCCGAGGTCGGCGAACATGACGACGATGTCACGGTCGAGGCGGTTGGCGAGGAGATAGCGGAATGATCGTGAAAATGCAGTTGGCACTGATGCCCCAGGACGCGCCGATCCTGGTCTATGACCAGTACAAGCGCGTGCATCACACGCTGCCGCAGACGCCGACGTTGCGCAAGATGTTCGCCGGTCGGATGAAAATCTACGCCGAGGCGACGATGAACCGCGATGGGACGCTGACGATCGGTCGGGTGGTGCCAGATCGCGGCTGGTAGCGCACACTGTCTGTGCGATCGGGGCAAATTCCCGGTCGCACCCTTTTTCGCAGAGGACGCCGCCTTATGACCCAACGCTCACTCGCCGTGATGATCGTCATCGAAACCGAGGACGCCCGGCTGTTTCCCGAGAATATGGACAACGCGACAGTGGCGGCGACGCAGGCGCTGCGCGCCGCCGTCATCGACGCGCTGCCCGGCCTCTCGCGCGTCGTCGCGGTGATGGACGAGGAAGAGGCACGCCTGATGGTGAGCGCGCACGCGATGGCGGCGCGACAGGCTGGGCTGGACGCGCTGTTCTCCCACCCGCCCGCATCCTATCGCGCGCCCGGCGATCGGCACGCCCCGGTGATGCCCGGCGCGCGACGGCGGCACTGATGCCCGCCGATCGCCTGACGCGGCTTTGGCTCACCGACAAGGAGCGTCAACTGCTGGGCGATCTGGTGACAATCAAGATCGCCGGGGACGGCTACTGCGCTGACCCCGCCTACACCTCGGCGCTGGTGAAGCTGCGGGCGATCTTCCCGCGTCCGGCGCCTCGCATGAACGATCAGACCGAGGAACCACCATGTTCGACGTGAAACTCTACACCCGCGATGGCCGCTACGTGATCACCTTGACCGTGCCGCCGCTCTCGCCGCCGGCGGAAGTGATCGCCTGGGGGCAGCGGGTTTTCGTGCGTAACGAGCAGGGTCATTACTGCGAGGGGCTGCTCTGGCACGCTCAGGACGACCATCTGGCCTGGGAGCCCGCCGACACAGCGGATCTGTTCTGATGTCGCAGGCCCACGCGGCCTTCGCGCTGGCGCATCCGGTGTATGATCCGGACCGGCAGATCGTCAGCGATCATTACTGGCTGTGCGGCTCGCGCGTCAGCGCCTGCCTCACCGTCAACATCGGCATGGAATGAATGACCTATGCGGCCGGTCGGCCGCTCTGGATGCTCAGCCTCGCAACCTGGGATGCGGAGCGACGATCGGTGCCGGTGCTCCGGTGGAGTCCGACCATACGCAGACAAATCGAAGCCGTGCGCGATCGTATCTTAATGCGCTTGGGCACCAATGAGCCGATGATCGAGGAATCGGCGGCGATGCTCTACGGCGAACGGGCGATCTCGATCGCTTGGCGCAAGCCGCTGTCGATCGAAGAGATCAACCGCATGGCGCCGACGCCCGAAGTCAAGGCACGGCCGGGGAGGGCTTGAATGACGCAACTGCTGGGAGGGGGTCTGCTCGCGGACCTCGACGCCTGCGCCGCGGTGTCGGATGCCTACGGCGCGGTGCCCAGCATCGCGGTCGGCGATGTGCGTCTGGTGATCACCCGCAAGCCGTGGGGCAGCATGATCGCGATCCCCGGCACGCGCAAGGACGTGCTGGCTGACTGGATACGCGACCTCGCGGCGCTGCCGCACGAATCGCGCACCCATCCGCAGCTTGGCGAATGTCACAGCGGCTGTCTGTCCGGCGCGGAGATGGCGTTTGATCCGGCGCTGCGGGCGATCGGCGATGATCCCTACATACTCGCGCTGCACAGCCTGGGCGCGCTCGGGGTGCTGCTGGGGGCGATGCTGACGCTGGCGGGCAAGCCGCCGCTGCGCATCGTCACGTTCGGCGCGATGCGGGTCTCGATCGGCGCGGACGTGCCCAACATCCTGCACGCGGCGGCCGGGGTGAGCTATCGCAACGCCGGCGATCCGGTGATGGGCCTGCCGCCCTGGCCGTATGGTCACTGGCGGGCCGAGACGCAGCTTGGCGCCGATGCCCCGGACTGGATCCCAGATCATTATATCGAAGCATACAGCGCGGCGCTGGGACTGCTGGCGGTCGGACCACTGGTTTGACCATCGATCCCGCGACCCGCTTTCCGCTGCGCGAGATGCGGCCCTATGTCAGCATCCCGTTCGCCGTCATGGAGCATTATCGGTCAAACTTCGAGTTCAATCACGGTCAGACACTGGAAGCGCTGCGCGCGCAGGGCGGGCTGGACTGGATCGAATTGTGGTGCGGCTTCACCGCGACGCCGCTGTTTCCCACCCCGCCGATCGGCCGCGACGCGGCGCGGACCTTCGTGCTGCGCGAGGTCACAAGGCTCACGCTGGGCGGCTGATCAGCACCACGACATCCACCCCGTTCAACTGCCGCAGGATCGACGAGTAGCCCGGATCGGCCGCGCAGCCAGCGCGCGTCAGCCTTTCCAGCACCAGGTTCAGCAGCAACTGCCGCTCGTGATCGCTCAGCGGGATCGGCTTGGACTCTACCATCGCTTGGACCTCTACTGACGCGTGAGACCGCGACACGGCAGGCGGATCGAGCGCGGATCGTCGGGCCGACCCGCCGTGGTGCAGACGGTGGAAAACCCGCAGGACCGACAGATCACGCCGTAGTAGCCCAGCCGCTTGGCGGGATAGGCCAGATTGACGCGACAGGTCGGCGTTGCCCCGGCGCTGACGTCGAGATCGATCCCGTCCGGATAGGCGGGGTCCGGTGGCATCTGCGGCTCCTGGTGGCGGTCGTACCAGGTGACCGTGAACCGCATCACGCGCGACCGAGGCGGCGCGTCAGCACGCGCTGCGCGCCGATCAGCACCTTGGCGTTGGGCGGCAGCGGACGGCCGCGCAGCTTGGCGATCGCCTGGGCGATCTCGACGGCGCGGCCGACCTCGTCGATGCTGAGCGGCGGCAGCGGGTCCAGCACCGCGATGTCGCTCCGCCCGGGACGCTCCGGGGGCAGCACGGTCAGCGCGTTCGGCTCGCGCTCGCGCTGCACCTTTTCCTCGATCGCCTCGCCGAGCCATTCCCCCGCCGTCTGGTGCGTGCGCTTGCGCGCGGCGGCGAGCAGTCGCTTGTGATGGGCCAACATGAATTTGACGGCGAACGGCCCGTCGATGATTTCCTTTTCCTCGTCGGGCGGGTTGTCAGACCGTGCGTCAGACCTTGTCATCTGCGGTGTCCTCTGGCCGGTGGATGCTCACGACTTCCTCGGTGATGATCGAACGGAATTGCCCGTGCTCGCGCAGCACCGCCATGGCGCCGGCGTGCTTGCCGAGCGTGGTGTCGAATGTCAACACCAGGGAATGACCGTTGTTCGACGCCAGTACAACCTCGGCGTCCAGGGTCAGCCGCACCCGGTCGCCCTTCTTGAAAATGTCCGCCATCAGGCTGGTTCCGGCAAGCGTGTCCGCCCACGACCCAGCGGCACCCGCGCGATCGGCTGTCCGAGCGCGGTGGCGAGACGCTGACGCAGCGCCTCGGCCTGACGCACCGCGCCCACGCTGAGGCGGGGATCGCTATCGTGCATGGCGGCGAAGTAGGGGTTGTTCTCGATCGCCTCGACGAAGATCAGCCGTTCGAGCGGCGTGACGATGAACAGGTTTGCCGGCGGCGTACGCAGCACCCGCACGATCGCGATCAGCTTTTCCACGACATGATGCCGATCCCACGAGGATATATGGTGACCGGGCCTTGGATGATGCACGATCGCCTCCGCCGTGGCGCTGACATCGGCCAGTCGCGCCAGCAGGAACTTGCACTCGGCCGGGCTGACCGCCACCACGATGGCGTGGGGCCGCCCCTTCGAGCGGCGCACCGGCGCGATCGCGGTCTCGATGCCGCGTGTGAAGCTGGTCATGGCGCGCCCTCGGCGTCGTAGGCGCGCTGCTCGGCCTCGGTCAGCCAGCGCCAGTGCGTCACGCCGACCTTGCGCCACCACGCCACATCGCTGTCGTGATCGATGTCCTCGACGCTCTCGCCGCCGTCGCGCCAGCGGAGGCACACCAGCCGCTCATCGTTGGGCAGCGTTTCGATCGGCAGCCACGGATCAACGTGGGAGTCAGGCTCGCTCATGGCGGAAACCCGAGATCGGACATCGTCTTGTTCGCCATATCGAGGTCGTAGAACACGACGCCGTTCTCGGTGCTGCGCATGCCGGGGAAGCGCCGCTCCATGTCGCGGTCGAGCCAGTCCGCCTCCTTGTTGAGCCGCCTTTGGAACTCGGCGGCGTTGATCACGTTCTTCTCGATCAGCAGGCCGAGGATGGCGTTATTCTCGGCCCGCATGATAAGCCATTTGTCCATCAGATCGCGCATCCCCTGCACCGCGGGCTGATCGATCGTGTGCGAGCCGAATATCCAGCCGGCGAGCACCATGCGCCACTTGCACAGCTTGTTCAGCGGGTCGATTGCCATGCGGTCAGACCTTTTGTTCGACGTCGGGATAAGGCCGCCGCCAGCCGAGTTTGTCGGCGGTGGCGTTGATCTCGGGCACCGCACAGTGCTCACGCAGACCGATCGCCCCCGGTGGCAGGTGCTCGCGGCACGCGCAGGCGAGCGGGCGTACGCAATCGGGGTATAGCGCATCGATCCTTTGTTCGATCAGAGCGCCGTTCTTGATGTCGGCGAGGGTGCCGAGCTTGGCGAACGGGATATGGATTGTCTCGACGAAGACGCTGTTTTCGTAGACATCGACCAGCACGTGAGTGTGCGTCCAGTGCGGGCAAAGCCCGATGCGCCCGTCCAGCAGCAGGACCGGCAGAGCCGACATCTCACCCTGAAGGGACAGAAATTCCTCGTACGTCATGCGGGGTTTGACCGTTGTTCGACCGCGAGCCTAAGCGGATCGATGCGCGATGACAAGTCCGTGCGTCCGGGCATAGGATGCGCGGCGCACAGATTGATATGGTCGAGCCGCTGGACGCGAACCCGCCGCCGCCCTAAGACCGTTGCGCATTCGACGGTGTGGTCAATCCAGCGCACCGCATTGGGCGCAGGGCGATGGTCGGCCGATCATCGCCCTTTCCGCCAAGTAATCGGCTCTGCTAGCCGCTCTCGGGTGTTTTTACTCGACGCATAATGCACAACTCTGGCAGACTCCGCGCCATGCAAACCACGATCCGCAAGCGCGATCCGGCGAAGCACATGGCGCGGTTTTATAGCCTGCGCGCGCAAGGCGTGCTGCGCTTGACCCAGGACGGTCAACCGGACGCGCCGCTTGACGTGGCCGGGGTGGCGCTGCTGCGCGAATGGGGCCGCATCGGCTCGCCCGGCAAGGTTCGGCTTGACAGCGTGAAGAGCCTCGACGAAGCCGAGATCAAGGCGGCGCGCATCGCGGCGCTCAAGCGGCGGAAGGGCTATCGATGAGCGAGGAGGAGCGGCGGGTCCGCCTGCGGCTGTCGAGCGACCGCAGGAAGGCATTGCAGCAGTACGACGACTTGCGCCGCACCGGCCGGCTCGATAGCGCGGTGATCCTGTGCGACATGAAGGACGGCAGCTTTCAGGTGCTCGGCCAGGGGATGGACCTCGCCCAGATCGCGCAGTCGCTGGTCATCGCCGCGCAGACCATCGCAAATGCCGAGCAAATGCGGCAACAGCCGCCAGCCCAGCCAACCCCGCCAGAGCCGCAGCGGAGCACGCGCAACCCGCCGCCGGGCGCACCGATGCACTCGATCGCCGGGTCATGGGCGTCGCTGGAGGCTGAGATTTTCGATGTCGATACCTCGGCGATCCAACGCCGCGAGATGCGACGAGGCTTTTACGCCGGGGCCCAAGCGCTGTTCAGCCTGATGATGGCCGCGCTCGACCCCGGCTTGGAGGAAACCGAGGACGACTTGCAGCGGATGGATCGCTGGGCGCAGGAGCTTGCCGACTTCGGCGCTCAGGTCGATGCCGGGCACGCCTGATGACGATGCAATGCCCCGCCTCGATGTGCCCGCTGATCGCGCCGAATGGCTCACCCTGGACCGGGGAGTATGGCGCCGAATGTCCCGGCCATGACGCGGTCCCTGACGGCGGCTGTCCGTGGTGGTCGATGGCCTGTTCCTGCGGCGGCATCCAGAGCCAGGTCGAGGAAGCCGCCGCGCATGACGGCCGGGCGCTGGTGATCGGTCCCAATCAGCCAAGGCGGGGCGTTGGCGAGCCGCGCAGCTACGACTGCCCGCTCGCGCCCATCTGCCGCTGGCAGGAGCAGGCGACGGCGGCGAGCGGGTTGTGTCCGCCACGTGATGCCCTGGCGCGCGGCATCGATCCTCGCGTCACGCTGTTCTGAGGGAACCAGCCATGAAACTGACGATCGAACCCACGAAGCATTTCTTCATGGCGGGCGACGTCATGGTGCGGATGTGGACCGGCCGGGACGAGGCCGGCGGCGAGGTCGTTGTGCTGGTATCTGCCGTCGCTTTCGCGGGGCAGGCAGCCGCCGTCGCCTCGGGACTGGTGGAAATCCCCCCGCCCGACGAGGCGACGGCGCAAGCCTGGGCGCAGCGCGTGCTGGCGCGGGCGACGGGTGCGTCATGACGCACGCCTCGCTGCTCACGTGGTCGCAGATCGTCGTCGCGGTGGCGCTGGTGATCAACCTGTACCTGATGACGACGCAGGTTATCGCCATCCGTGCGCTGCGGCGGGCCGCCCGGCACTACATCGCTTTTCTCGAACAAATGGCCCGCGACAGCGCGCGGCCGCCATGAGGGTCATCGCGTAAGACAGAAAAGACCGGCCGCAGGAGGCTCCGTCTGCGGCCGGTCAGGCTAGGGGAGGCACGTTGTTCTTGCCGGTCATCTTGTGCGGATTGTTACCATCCGCGCAAGCGATCGTTTCTCAGGTCGCCGCTGCCGGCTGAGCCGCCGGGGCGGTCAGCGCCTGCACCGTATCGTCAACCATTGTGGCGACACCCGTCGCGACGGCGATCACCGGCGCGGCGGCGGGGTCAACGGCGCTGGCGATGCTGCCGCCCAGCGAGACCAGCCCGCCCAGGCTGGCGACGGTCGGATCGGCGGCGGCGATCGCCTTCAGGCTGGTGGTGACGTCGCTCTCGACCACGCCGACCACGGCGGTCGATACCCCCGAGCGGGTCAGCATCTCATTGGCGGCAGCGACGCCAGCGGACACCAGCGGGGCCACCACCGGGCTGCTCTCCCAGGAGGTGATCTCGGCGCCGGTCGCCAGCACCGCGTGATAGACACTCGCCGCGCCCTTTTCGGCGGCGGCGATCAGTTCGGCAAAAGTCATGATCTTCATGCTCCCTCGTGAGGCTGGGCCGGATCGTCGGCCAAGCGGTTGATTTCGGCGTCGTTCAACGCGGCTGTCGCGTCCACCATCGGCGCGTCGGCGGCCGTGCGCAGGAACAACGCCCGCTCGCGCTTGCGGCGCGTCTCCAGGCCGCCAAGCTCTACGCCGCCGGCGTGATCGTATTCAAGGAAGCGATCGGCGGCGGTCTGATAATGTCCCTGATTCAGCGCCGTGAGGATGTTACTGGCGTGAAAGTTGCCGATGCCGATGTTGTAGACCAGCGAGGTGAGCGCGCCAAGCTGCGGCGCGGTCAGGCCGACCAGCACGCACGCCAGCACCTGTCGCGCGCTGCTGGTCAAATCCGCGGCCGCCCAGGCATCGGCCTGCGTCAGCGTGCAGGTCATGCCCGCGTGCACCGGCTGGCCGTTGACGCGCGTGCTGCCGTGGCCGATCGTCCACACCGGCGGCTTGGCGAGCCTGTCGAGATAGGCCACCGATTTGAAACCTTCCGCCGGAAATACGAGCGGCACGGCGAGACCCAGGGCGGTGTTGATGTCGTCCATGACGTCAGTCCTTCGGTGGATCGTCCAAGGTTTCGCGCAGCGCACGCACCGCATCGCGGGCGATCCGCAGTTGCTCGGGCGTCGGATGACTGCCCTCGCGTTCCAGCATCACCAGTGAGCGGCGCGCGGCGCGATCGGCGGCATGCACTTCGCGCACGCTTTGGGCGGTGGCGCCGGGCGCGATCACCGCCTTGATCGTCGGGGCCGCCGTGGCGGCGTAATCGCGTTTCAAGGCCGCGACCTCCGGCGGCGAAGCGGTCGGCGTCAGCAGCACCGGCGCCGGGCAGGCCATCGCCGGGGGGATCGCCAGGAACGGCACCTCCTGCGCCAGCGGCGGTGCGCTGCAACAACCGGTACCGAGCAGTAACATCAGCGACACCATCGATTGCATCAGCGCGGTCCTATTGGTTTGGCCGCCATAAAGCGATCGGCGAAGAAATGCACCTGCGCTTCCAGCACCGCGACCCGACCGCTCAGCGCCGCGACTTCCATATCACGCGTCCGGCGCATATCGAGCACGTTTATTGTCTCTATGGTCAAACGACGATCGAGGTCGGTGAGGTCGATGCGCAGATCGGCGCTCTCCTTGGCGACGCGTGTCATGTTTGTATTGGCATCGGCAATCGCGTGCGTGGTGTCGGCGATCTGCCAAGTCGCGGTGGTCAGCGCGCCGCCGATCGCCGAGACGATGCTGATGACGAACATGGTCAGCGCGAGGTTGAGTTTGAGCCAGCCAATCACCGTCGCGCGCGGCGGTTCGACGATCTGAAGCTCGGCCATTTGGGGGTCGTCCTGACAACGACTGGTGAGTAGCAAGCGTCGTTGTTACGTCTACCGATCCTATCATATTTTTGCGACCAATGCCTCATAAATGAATGCTTCACGACGCGCCATGTCAGATCATCCCGCTGCCCATGAAGGTCATCCCCGAATGCGCCACGACCGGCGCCAGCACCACGAAGCTGACCAGCTTGGTGACCCGGATATCCGTCTGCTGCAGGACGTTGAAGCTGACAAATTTCGATGCCCGCTCGTCCGTCTGCTCCAGGACGTTGAAGGTGACGAGTTTGGACGCCTGAATTTGCGGCAAACCACCCACGGTGAACACAAGGTCCACGCCGTAATAAGATTGGTTGGCGGTTAGCAGGCCGGGAGAAGACAGGCTGCTCGAAAACGCACTGGACACACTGCCAGCATCATTAAGCGCGACGGGTGACGTATCGGACCATTGATTCCCGCCGCTGGTCACCGTGGCAGCCAAATAATATTGGCTTCCCGCAGTCAATCCTATTGGCGAGATGGAAACGTAAGCGAAGCTGCCGGGCGTTGCGCCTGTTACACTGATGCTTACCGACGCTAAAACCGTCCCGCCTATTGCTAACGAAACGACAATTGAGCCGGTGTTGCCAGACTGGACGAGTGCGCCAAGTGCGGTGACGGTCATCGCCGCGGTCGGCGTAAACACCATGCCGACAAAGCCGGTGAAGTTGTTCCGTAACGTCCCGTGAGTATAAGACGCGACGAGATTGGTCATGTCACGCCAGGCTTTCCAGGCCGCTGTTCAGAAGCTGCCCCGCCGTCCACGGCGCGGCCGTGGCCGGGTTTACCGGAAGAATGTTCTGGAAATTGCCAAAGCTGCCGACCGGTGGCGCAACCGAACCGTTCTGGAACGAACCAGCCGAGGTATGCACATCCCAGGCGAAATGCTGCGGCCCGGACGCGCCCGCCGACACCGACGCGGCCTGGGCCACCGCGGCGATCGTCCAGTTCCCGGTCGGCAGCGTGCCGGCGACGGTCCACTCGGACAGAGCGTTGGTCGAGGCGGTGTCGATGAACGCGCCTGTGTTGTTCGTCGCTTCGTTGATGCTGCCGACAACACCGGTCCACGACTGGGTAGCGCCAGCGGCGACGGGTGGAAGCGTTTGCAATGCCCATCCGAGCGTTGACGTTGACGCTACAATCACCTCTGACCATGACTGGCTGGGGGAGAAGCCACTAAAACCGGCAGACAGCAGCAGCGCGGTAAGTTGGGTCTGACCATCGGTTGTGACGTTGACCCCGGCTCCTGTGTTACAAACGAGGACCCCGTTGACATAGACCTCTACCTGTCCGGTCGTGCTGTAATTGCAGAATATGTCGATGGCGCTGACCGGTACGACGGCGGCGGCGGGTAGCGCCCCGGCAGTAGAAGTTGCTATGGGGGTGACCGTTCCCGCCGCGTTGCCGGTGCAGATCGTGAATGTTTCGCCCGCCCCCGAATAAGCCCCATAGCGCAGAATAATACGCTCTACACCAGCACTATCCAGCAGCGCCAAAAAAGTCCCACCACTCGTCATGGGGTTGGTAGCAGCAGCCTGTACACCGGTTTGCGCATGCACCCAGAACGAATTGGCAGGCCCCCAACTCGGCGTCACCGCATAGGCTGTGGTGTTTGCTGACCCAATAGCCGCCCGCGCAAAGGCGCTTCGGAAATACGAGGCATTCGTGGTTACAGTCGCCCCAATCAAAGTGAAATTTATATCCTCGCCGCCCGCCCAAAGAATCGTCATCTCACGTCACCTCGAATTGGAAGGAGAGGCAGGCATTGGCGAACGTCAGGTCAGCCGTTGCCTGGTTGATGAGTTCGATGGAATCACCGGCCGCCCAGGGCACCGCCGCGAACGTCGGAAAGGTGACAGTCCCGCCTGTGTTGACGGAAACCGTGCCCTGGGTATGCACCGTGCCGCTGTTGATGGTGTTCAGCGTCAAAGTATTGGACGCGGTCGGCCTGCCCTTGACCTGTGCTTGCGGGGCGCCGCCGTTCGCCAACAGCGTCCCGGCCTGCGTGAGGGTGATGATCATGTCCTGGCCGCCGACCAGGGTCCCGACCATCGGGAAGGGTATCGTCCTGATCATCGCTGAGGACCCGAGATCGAGCGTGCCGCCGCTCAGCGCGAGCCGCGTGGACAGCGGGATATTGGTTGCCTGAGCGCCGACCGTGCCGCCCAGCAGTCCGGTGGCGGCCAGTGTCGGCGAGGAGATCGTGCCGCCATTGACGATGGTGCCGCCGTTGAGGAACGCGCTCGATGCGATGACGATCGATGTCACCGCCGGGGGCAGGGGGGTCACATTCGTCATGTCGCTACCCCGCTGGCGCGCTGCTGCCGGCGGCGTTGACCGCCACCAGGAAAACCGACAGGGCGCTCGGTGTCTCGCCCGTCACGGTCAGGAAGGTCGCCGGCGCCGCCACGCTGCCGAGCAGCGAGGCGCCGCTGAACGGCTGGCTGGCCCCCGGCGCGGCCCATGCCTGATAGGACCGGATGGTCAAATCGGTGCTCGCGGTCCAGGCCATCGTGAAGCCGCCCACGATCGGCGTGACCACCAACCCGCTCGGCGTCGCCGGCACCGCCGCCACCAAGGCGCCGGAGTTGACCGCCGCCGAGGTGTCCCAGGCTGAAATCGCCAAGCCGTTTTGCGAGATCGCCCGGACCCGAGCGACATAGCTTGTCGCGGCGACGGCGGGGATCAGCGCGTAGCTGAGCGCTGAGGCGCCGAGGCTCTGATCGACCGGCCATGTCGTGCCGCCATCGGCGGAGAACTGCACCTCGTAGCGGCCGAGCGCGGGGCCGGTGCTGGCCGTCCAGGTTGCCGTCATCGCCAGCACAGTGGTGCCGTCCGCCTGCGTCGTGCGGCTGGCCGCGAGGGCAATCCCGCTCGGCGGGTTGATCGTGTAGACCACCCCGGTCGGGGTGTAGCTGTAGCGGGTGACCGCCGAGATGTCCTCGGACGCGGCGCCGAAGATATTGAAGCTGACCAGCTTGGCGTAGATCGTCACCCCGACATAGGCGGCCGGCAGGGTGATCTGCAGCAGATGCGCGGGCACCACCGACCAGAACGGATCGCCGATGGCGTGCGCGGCGATGGTGGTGTCGTAGAAGCCCCGCCGCAGATAGGTCAGGTCCGACGAATAGGCGTCATGGCCGTTGACCGCGACGGCGCCGTAGGCCAGCAGTTCGGTGCCCACCATCGCCAGCGAACGCCCCGCGTCGGCGTCGGCGTGCGTCACCGTGGCGCTGAGCACGGACAGGCTCTCGATCAGATCGACCGACAGCGTATCGGTGGTGTCGGGATCAGCGTTCGCCGCCAGCGCCGCCAGCAGGACGCCCTGCGGGGTCGCCGCGGTGACCTGACCGAACGGCGCATAGGTGACGTCGTCAACCGAGAGATACACCGTCGCCCCGCCCCACCAGGGGCCGCCGGACGCGCCGATCCAGACCTGCGGCACGCCCACGGTCACGGAGGCGGGCGGCTCGAAGATCAGCGGCGCGTTGTTCACCGGACCCGGCGCGACATTCAGCGCCGGCGTGCCGATGCCGCCGGCGGGCTGCGAGGCCATGACGATGCCGACGCCGACGCCGCTGGGGCATTCCTCGGCCTCGACCGCAAGCTCGCCTGTGTCGTTCTCGCTGACCGTCTGGATGCGCACCGGATAGGCGACGAGGCCGAGCGCGGGGTCGGTGAGGCTGACGATGTCGCCCGGCTCCAGCAGCACGAAGTTGTAGCCGAGGGTGAACTTGTAGGTGTTGCGGATGTAGAGCGCGCGCGCGCCGATCAGCCCCACCATGACCCCGGCGATGCCGCGGTCGCAGACCTCGTTGGCCTGGATTTCATTGGCCTGGAACAGGCCGTATTTGTCGATCGAGGTCTGATCTTTGTATTCGACCGTCGCGGTCGAGTACTGATTGAGCCGATCGAGGGCGTTGATCCGGGTCCAGTTGTAGGCGGCGGATGGCTCGGAGCGGACGCAGGTGACCGGGGACTCGTTCTTTTTGGTGACGAAATCGTCCCAGGTCAGGTCGTAGCGGACGGTGTTGACCGGCACGAACGTCACGCCGTTGGCGGTGATCTCGGTATCGCCCAGCGGCACGAACTTCATCTGGTTTTCCGACCAGAAAATCCAGCTATTGGTGAGTTGCGACCAGCGTTGCAGGATCGAGATCGCCTGCTCCTCCTGGTTCAGCGCAGGCGACAGCAGCAGGTTGAGCGCGGTGCAATAGGTCGCATACAGCGTCATGTCGCCGATCAGCGCCGGGGGGATGGCGAGGCCGTAGCGGGTCGAGGTGCAGATGTCGTAGATGATCGTCGCGGCGTTGACGTCCGGATAGTTCGGCGACGAGGTTGAGTCGAAGAAGCCGATAATCTCGAAGTTGTGCTGCGGCACCGTCGCCGATGAGCCGAGATCGTAGTTGTTGGTCGCGAGGTAGGCGATGCCGCGATAGGCGATCGGCACGAAGCCGGGCACCGTCGAGATGCAGCTAAACGGGGTTTGCGAAAAGGTGCCGGTGTAGGCGACGAGGTTGAGCGCGGAGAATGTCGTCTGGGTGGTGCCGTCAACCCAGATGCTGCCGTAGCTGACCGGTCCCTCGCACGCCGCGAGGATCACCCCGGCGGTATAGGTGTAGTTCTGCGATCCCTTGCCGCCGCCTTTGCCGCCGCCGCCGCCTTTTTTGCCGCCGCCAGAGGCGAAGCGCTGGAAATTGTCGGCCCACACGAGGTTCGGCGCGATCTGGTTGCGGCCGTAGATCACGGGGACGATCATACCCTCCGAGGAGGTCTGGATCGCGACGCCGACATAGTTCGGCGGATTGGTGGCCTTGGTGCCTGAGCGCAAAAAGCCCATCAGGTCGGTCCCTGCTGGCGCAGCCGGGCGAAGAAGTCGAAGCAGCGACGCGGGCGTTTGTGTGCCGCGCCGTGCCCCATATAGGCGAGCGCGGGATGGCGCAGCGGTGATTCGTTGACCTGTTTCTCGTCGGCGAAGGCGTGCACCAGGTGCTCGGGATCGATGACGATGCCCGAGTGGGCGAACGCCCGGCCGATCTTGAACGAGACGAAGTCACCGGCCTGCGGCGTCTCGATCTCGACCCCGACGATACCGAGCCAGTCGATGTAACGTTCATCGTCCCGGTGCAGAAACCACGCCGGGGGGTAGGGGCGCGGATCGAACGGCTCGACCAGTCCGGCGTCGACCACGCAGCGCACCAGCAGCATCGAGCAATCGACCGCGATACCCTTGGTGTCGCCCAATTGGCGATAGGGCGTGCCGATCCAGCTGCGCGCCTCGGCGACCAGTTTCGCGCGCAGCATCGCCTCGCGTTCGCTGGTCAGTGGATAAATCGCGGCGCACGGGATCAGCCGGCTCGGTAGCATCTGCGGGATATCGGCCATTGCTGCGGCATCCTCGTCTCGCGCCTGTGCGAAACGTATAGCCCATGGCAGACGCAAAATGAAAGCCTGCGCCGTTCGCACAGGTGGCGGGCGCGCTAAAGACCCGACTGCTGCGCCGGGATGTAGGGGAAGCCGCCGAAATTTAACTGATTGCCGAAGCTGATGCAGCGCGCCACGGTCTTGGCGCAGCCCTGGGTGACGCTGAAGGTGTCCCCCGGCGACGGCACGGTCAGCAGCGGATAGCCGAACGCGATGCCGCTTGATGAATAATTTGCGACCGTCAGCGCCTGCCCGGCCCCCGCGCCCGAGGTCAGCGTCATCGTGCCGAACAAATAGATCGAGGGGTCGGTGGGCGGGGCGGTCCAGGCGATCGCGATCGCATTGGCCGAGGCGACGATGTAGTTGTCGGTGAAACTGCCGCGGCTCAGCGTGCACTGCGCGTCATAGAGGGTGTGCGCACAGGTCGCCTCGTAGGTGCGCCGGGGCAGGTTCTGTTCGAGTTGGATATTCGAGCCGGTGCAGGTGATCTTGGCGCCCAGGCTGTTGACCTCGACCTGACCGATGGTGCCGCCGAACAGGGTCACGACGCCGAGCGCGGTGTTGCCGAAACTCGACATGAAGGCCCGCTGCAACAACATGTAGGCGCCGTCCAGCAGGCCGTTGTGGATTTGGTTCTTGATGTTGTTGCCGGCGCCGAAGTCCAGCCCGTTGGAATAAAGCTGGATGTCCATCTGCGGCACTTCGGTGGTGTTTTTGGTCGCCCAGGCCGAGCGCTGGATCGCCGGGCCGACCGACGAATAGGTGATACCGTTGGCAACGATACTCTGGTCGGCGGAGGTCCAGTAATAGTTCTGCGCGTTGGGCAGCGACAGAGTGAACAGATCGGCGCTCCACAGCGGCGTGCGCGCCGCCAGCGCCGCGATCAGGCCCGCTGATGCTTGACGCATGGCTCAATCCACCCTGGCGACGTATTCGATGAACAGCCCCGAGGCGCTCCATTCTGCGGCAGAAGCGACCGAGCCGCACTGGACTTTGGTGACGACGACGTCGCCCCCCGCGATCACGTCCGCGAACCGGCGCAACACCGCCGCGATGTCGGCGCCGTCAGCGAGGCCAAACGGCAAATTGCCGGGCTTGAGCACGGGCCGGGCGAACGTGGCGGCATCGATCATGATCGGGATCCCTCTCTCAGCCTCGCTGCGACATCAGCGTAACTTTCTGCACCTGCCACAATTTGTCAAAAAACTTTTCGAAGTCGGTGTGATCATCCTGAAACCGCACATAATAGAAATAGCTCATGTCGACGGCTATTTCCGAGGCCGCGGCCGGGGCGGTGTCGAACTGCACCACCTGGGCGACCGGGGTGGTGTTCACCACGCTATAGGTCGCGGGGTTCTGCAGCACCCCGCCGAGATAGAGGTGGAACGGCTCGCCCAGGTTGACAAAGCCGATCGGCTCGGTCCCGGTGCCCTCGCCGCCGCCGTAGGTGCGCACCAGGGTGAAGGTGGTCGTCGCGCCGTCGCTGGTGCCGATCGCCTGCGCGGTGACCGCGTTGTCGTCAGGGTCGGTAAACAGGAACCCGCCGAACGCGCCGCTGACCGAGAGGTAGAAGCCGACAATCGCCTTGAGGTCCGATGGCGTCGCGGAGGAATCGGTCTGCTGGTCGGGCAGGTAGGCATAGGTCAGTTCCCACTCCCACAGCGGATTTTGCGCGTAGGAGACACGTACCTCCCGGCCGGTCGCGGCGACGGCGATGCCGGTGAAGAATTTCGGTCGTTTGATCACCGAATAGGCCAGACCGGGCAGGGTGGGGTAGATCGGCGGCGACATGATGGTGTTAGCTCCCTCGACGTTGCGACATCAGCGTGAGCGTCGCCGCCGACCACAACCGGTCAAGGAATTTCTCGAAGGCGATTTCATCGTCCTTGAACCGTACGTAATAGAAATAGCTCATCGACACGGTGATTGTCACACCGGAGGCCGGCGCGACGGGAAACTTGAGTCGCTGCGCCAGCGGGGTCTTGGTGATCACGCTGTAGCCCGCCGGGCTGACCAGCGCACCGTCGAAATAGACGCTGAACGGCGCATTGAGATCGACATAGCCGATCGGCTCGCTGGCGTTGCCGTCGCCGCCGCCATAGGTGCGATACAGCAGGAAATTGGTCGTCACGCCATCCGCGACGGCGACATACTGCCCGCTGACGATATGATCGTCGATGTCCTGGAACAGAAACCCCAGCGCGGCGCCGAGGCGCGAGAGGTAGAGGCCGAACAGCGCCCAAAGGTCATCGCCGATACCGCCCGGATCGGGCAGATAGTCGTAGTTCAGGTCCCATTCCCACAGCGGATAGGCGGCATAGGCGACGCGCACTTCCCGGCCGGTCGCGGCGATGCTGATGCCGCTGGAAAACTTCGGCCGCTTGATCACCGAATAGCTGAGGTAGGGCAGGCCCGAGCCGCCCGAGCCGTCCACCGCCTGCGACGGCGCGCCCGGCGACAGCAGGATCGGGTAAATCTCCGGCGGCGCGTTCACCATGGCGCGTTGGTACAGCACCTCGACCACCGTCTGCGTGGCGCGCACCGGCGATTGTTTGATGATGAGGCCCGCCAGGACGTTTTGTGTCGCGTGCGCCGGCCGGTCGGAGTGCTGGTTGATGATGAGCGCGGTGACGACGTTCTGCGTGACCCGCACGTACGCGGCGTTACGGATCGACAGCGAGGCGATGATGCCCTGGGTGGAGCGCCCCGCCATCGTTAGCTGATCAGGCTATAGCCGGCTTGCACCGCATCGACCGCCGCGACCGTCCACGCCGCCCCGGTGTTGGGATCGAGCGGGTAGAGATCGACAAAGTAGAAGTAGGACGTCGAGAGCGGTCGCGCGGCGCTGACGACGGACGTGCCGCCGGAAGAGAGCACCTGGCTCAGCGTGCGCGCGCTGGCATCATCCTTGCGGTAACTGCCGATCTGCTGCACCGCGAGCACCAGCGGTGCATTGGCGCTGAGCGGCTGGTAATTGAACATGTCCTGCGCGCCGACCGTGGCCGTGCTGTTGTAGGTGGTATCGCCATCGTTGTTGTCCTCGGTGACCTCCATCCAATTGGTCAGCGTGGTGATGGTGAAGGTCTGCTGCGCGCCCGCCGTCCACACGGCGGAGCGGAAAGTCCACGCGGTTGCCCAGTTCGCGTTGTTATCGGACCATTGCAGTTGAAACTCGTTTGGCGCGAACTGATCGCCGTTGAGGAACGCGCCAGCGGTGATCTTGACTTCGAGGATTTGCTGGCTGGCGCCGGCGCCGAAATCATATTCCAGCCATTGTCCCGCTACCGCCGTTGCGGCGACAGACGACCAGTAGGTCGCCGGATTGCCATCGACCGCCATCGCGGCGGTGTTGGCGCCGCTGACCGATGAGGCGCTGGCGGTGCCGGCGCCGATCAAATTGGCGCCCCCGGCACTGGCGGCGAGGCTGAGTTCGGCGATCGCGGTGGTGTGGAGGTCCGCGCTCTGGTTGATCAGCAGCCGCCAGAAGCGGTGTGCGCCCGGCAGCACCCCGGCCGCCGGCTGGAATGGCGTCCAACCCGGCGTGCCGACGTTGCCGATGGTATGCAGGGTCTCCACCTGCACATCGCCGACGAAATCGGAGAACGGATAGACACCGGCGGCGGTGGTGGTATCGGCGACGTAAAAATCATCGACATAAAGGCTTGCCCCGAACTGCGCCCCCGAACCGGCGAAGTTGATCGTATCGACCAGATTGTTGCTGCCGCCTTGCGTGTTAAGTCCGGTCAACGTGCTGACGGTCTCGCCGTTGACGGCGACGGTGATCGAGCCGGCGCTCGGGTGAATGAAGACCCGTACCTCAAGATAGAGCCAGACGTTGACGTTGAAGACATTGTTCGGCGTGGAGCCGACGGCGATGGCGTTGCCCCGGCTGAATAAGATGGCGCACGATACCGGATTGAAATTTAGCGAAAGCTGCTGACCGCCCGTCGAGCTGCTCAAGTTGATGGTCGGCCCGAATTGAGCCGCAATGGTGACAAGAATCGCGGCGCCGAAGAACAGCGTCGTGAGCGGGGTCGTCAGCACGCCGGAGAGCCCGTCAGCAAAGCCCAAAAGTATACAGGCGCCCGTGCCGTTGCGCCCCGGTGTGACCATCTGGGCGCCCTGGAAGGTCTCGAAGTTCCATTGAAAGTTGCCGCCACGACGGGACAGCAGATCGGAGAGGTTGGACGCGTAGTTGTCGAACCCGTCGAAGGCGAGCAGCGCCATGGGCTATCCCCTCCCGTGCGGCAGTTGCAGCGCGCCGTTGCGGGTGGCGTGCCAGAGGTAGCTTTTGAAACTGGCCGATTGCTGCCGCATCATCCCGGCCATGTCGGCGCTGTGGCCGCCGGCGATGTTGGGCGAATAGTTCAGCGTCTGCCCGCCGCCCGCGCCGCCAGTGCCTCCGCCGCCGCCCATCGCCCCGCGCAGCCCATCGGCGAAGTTCGCCGGCACCACCATTTCGCCCGCGTGCAGTTGCGCCGGCATATCGGAGGGCAGGTTCCACGCGCCGACATCGAGCGCGGTCAGGCTATCGAACGCCGCCACCGCCGCGAACGCCGCCGCCGCCGCCCCAGGCGCCAGCAGCCAGCCGACATAGGGGATGGCGGAGACCGAGGCGTAGGTATGCGCCGCCGCCTGATAGGCGCTGTTCATCACCGAGGCGGAGCCGACCGCGACCTCTTGGGCCGAACCGGCTGCCGTGGCGGCGGTGTTGGCGGCGGTGCGGGCGGTGTTGCCCGCCACCGTGGCGGTGGTCTTGGCGGTCTCCCCGGTGATCCAGTGGGCAAGCTGCGCCAGCAGCGCGGTGTTCTGCGTGGTCGTCGCGGTGGTGTCGATGCCCTCGCGGGTCAGCGTGGCGGCGGCGGTGGCGGCGGTCTTGGCGGTCTCGGTGGAATTGTTGATGAGCAGTTCATAGGCTTTGCCGGCGGCCCATTTCAGCGCCGCCTGCGTCGCCATCTGGGCATACGAGATGACGATGTTGCCGGCGGCCTTTTGCACCGCCATGGAGATCGTCTCCTGGCCGCGCAGCACCGAACTGACCTGACCGGAGATCGCGCTTTCCACCGGGGCGATGGTCTTTTGCCAGGACGCCGCCTGCTCTTGCGCGATCTGGGTGTTGATCTTGGCGTCCTGCGCCGCGAATTGCTCCTTCAGATCGGTGATCTTGTCGAGCGTCGCCTTGTACAGCGCCGGTTCGTTGCCCAGCGTCACCAGCAGCGCCTGCTCGCCCGCCAGCATGACCTGTTGCTGCTGCGCGGTGAACTGCTGCAGGATTTGCAGTTCCTTTTCTTTGCCGATCTTGTGCTCGGCGACCTCGGCGTCGAGCGCGGACTTTACCGCGGCGGTTTCCTTCTCCATCGCGGTGCGTTCGGAGGCGAGGTATTTCTCCTCCTCGTTCGCCTGCTGCGTCGCGTGCTGGCGCCGCAGGTTGTCCTCCTTGGCGAGTTCGGACTCGTAATCCTTGCTGGCGCTGCCGTGCGCCGCCTTGATCAGCGCGAGCTTCTGCGCCTCGATCTGCATCACCATGGCGTAGTCGGCCCGGTTCGCCGCCTGCTCCTCGGACAGCGCCGCCAGTTTTTCCGCCAACGACTGCTTCGCCGCCTGCGCGGCACCAGCCAGATTTTCCTTGGTGAGCGCGAGCCGCGCGCGCGACAGATTGGCGAGCGCGACATTCAACTCGCCCTCGGTCAGGCCGATCTGCTTCGAGGCGGCCTCCCAGAACGTCACCCGCGCCTTGTTCTCGTCGATCGCCAGCCCTTTCACCGAGGTGGCGTGCGCCGCCACACTGGTCAGGACCTGGTTGAGCGCGGCCTCCTGCTCCTGCGCCCAGGTGCTGTCGCCCTGCACCCGGTTCAGTTGGATCTGCACCTGGATGTTGTGCTCGGCGGCGGCGGCGATGGCGCGCTCGGCGTCGGTGCCGGCGGCGGCATATTGCGCCTGCGCGGCGGCGAGGTCGTGTTGCAGGCCCAGCAGCTTGTTCAGGTCCTGCGTGTGGGCAATGGTCTCGTCGCGCTGCTGCGCCACCTGCGGGCTTTCCGCGCGCTGCGGCGCCTCGGGCAGCGCCATCGCCTGCGCCGGGCCGGCCTGGAACTCCATATCGGCGCCGCTCTCGCGGAACTTCTGCGCCGCCGTGACGTATTCCTGGAACCGCGTGGTCAGCGCACCGATCGCGATGCCCATCGCCGCCGAGGAGTCGTGGGTGTCCTCCGCCAGCTTCAACTGGCTACGCTGCACGAGGCCGTTCTGCGCGTCCCACAGATGATACTCGTCCATCAGCGTGCGCACGCCACCGGCGCCTTTGTCGAGCGCGGCGACGAGTCGTTCCGTGGCCTTTTCCGGCGTCTCGCCGAGCGATTTGGAAAACGCGATGGCGAGATCGGCCAACTGCGCGCGCTGCGCCTGGGTGGCGCTGGTCAGCGTCTGCAGCCCGCCCGCGACCTTCAGCGCCTCGGTCTGGCCGACGCCGGTCTGCTTCAACTGATCGTTCAGTCCGGCGGCCTCGGCGCGCGCGCGGGCGGTGTCCTGACCCATCAGCACGGCGGCGTTGCCGATCTGGCGGATCGAGTTGGCGGCCTCGACCGCACGCGCGATCATCGCGACGATCGCCAGGGTGACGGCGGCGACCGCGCCGACCGCCACGCCCCCCATGAAGGTGAAGCTGGTGGCGAGTTCGCCCAGCTTGGTCATCAACCCGCCGCTGCGTTCGGCCATCGTGACCAGCGAGCCGGGGATCATGCTGAATCGCCCGTTCATCGCCTCGTGCCCGACGACGACGATCTCCCGCATGATCCCGGCAAGCCCGGTCTGAGTCTTGTGCGCGCCCTCCGGGAGGTCGGTGTTCATCAGCGTCTTGAGCTTTTGCGCCGGGGTCTGCACGTCGCCCAGGGCGATGGCGAACACCTGCGCGGACTCGGCGGCTGAGCGGAACTCGCGGTCCAGCCCGGTGCCGGCGCCGATCGCCTCTTGGATCGTCTGCGTGGTGACTTTCGTCGCCAGGGTCAAATCCGCCAGCCGCTGGCGCAGGGTGGCGGTGGGGGTCAGCGTCGCGTTGATCTCGGCGGCGAAGAACGCGGCGCTGTCGGCGGCGCTTTTCAGCCCGCCGCCAAGGCCGGTGGCGGCGTTGATCGCCTCGTTGGCGGTCTCGGTGGTCAGCCTGAGCGAGCCGATGTTCTCGTTCATCAGCTCGACAAGCTGCTGCGCCGGGGTCTTGATGTCGCCGAGCGCGCGGGCGAACACATCGGCGGAGTCAGCGGCCGACTGGAACGTCGTCCCCAGCCCGGTGGCGCCCTCGATCGCCTGGAGCGTGCTGACCGAGGTGAAGGTGACGCTCTCGGCCAGCGGTCCCATCAAATCGAGCAGTTGCTGGGTCGGCGAGAGGGTGTCGCCGAGTGCGGCGGCGAACACCGAGGCGGAGTCCTGGGCGGACTTGAACCCCGCATCAAGGCGGTTGGCGGTGGCGATGGCGTCCTGGGTCGCCGTCGAGGTCAGGGTCAGCCCCTCGGCGACGTCGAGCAGCTTGGCGCGCAGATCGGCGGTCGAAAGCCCGCTGATCTGCTGGGAAAAGAAGGCCGCGCTCTCGGCGGCGCTGACAAAGCCTTGTCCGAGGCCGGTCTGCGCGCCGATCGCCTGATGGATGGTCTCGGTGGTGCGCGTGAGACTGCCGACATTGGCGTTCATCAGCGCGTTCAACTGCTGCGCGGGCGAGGCGATGTCGCCCAGCGCGGTGCCGAACAAATGCGCGGCGTCGGCCGCGCTCTTGGCCTCGGCCTCGATACGCTGCAGCGTGTTGATGACCCCGCCCGTGGCGTTCTGGGTCATCTGGAACGCTTCGGGCAGCGCGTCGCCCATCAGCGCGCGCAGCCGTTGCAGCGGCGTCGGGTTCAGCAGTTTGAGAAAGAAGTCCGCCGACTCCGCCGCCGATCGGAACCCGGCCCCGGCCTGTTCGCTGGCGCTCGCCAAATGCGCCAGTTCGGCGCCCGAGGCGCGTTCGGCGGCGGTCGCGGCCAGGATCGCCTGCGCCAGCCGGTCGCTGCCAAGGCCCAGGGCGGCGGTATCGATCTTGGCGAGGTTGCCCCCGGCGGCGGTCAGCGCGGCGGCGAAATCGGACGCGGAGAGCGTCGCCCGCTGCATCGCCCCGCCCACCGCGCCCAGCGACCCCGCAGAGCTTTGCAGCGCGGCGGTGAATTGCGTCGCCGCTTGCGCCGCGCTTTGCGTGCCATCCTGGAAGCCGGAGGCGTCGGCGGTGATGTTGACGTTGACGTTCTCGTCGCTCGAACCGCTCATGCCTGCATCACCACCGTTTGGCCGGGCTTACCGCCGAGGCTCTGGAACAAGCCGCGCAACGCACCGGTCGGCGGCGGCACGCGCGGGCGGGCCACCGGGCCGGCGGTGCGGACGACGATGGGGTCCGCCGGCGGCTTGAAGCCGAGGTAGCCGGCGATCAGCCATTCCGGCCTCGGATGCGCGCGCCAGTGGCGTTTCAGCGCCAGATAGCGCGGGATGGTGACGCGGCGTTCGACCGCGTCCCACGAACCGCCCTCGATGCCGTATGCCGTCAGTTCGGCGACGAGCCGGTCCCATTGAGGTGGGCTGGCACGTGACCCGTCGCCGAGGCTTCCCCCTGCGGGTCGCCAGCCTCGCTGCTGACAAGGCCCGAGAGGTTCATCAGTTGCGTGCAGGCGACATGGATGCCGGCGAACTCGCTCGGCTGCACCTGCTTGGCAAACTGCTCGTAGCTGGGCGGGGGCGTGTCGAGCGCCAGCGCGGCGACGATGACCTTGATCGCCTCGCGGGTCTGGCCGATGAAATCCGCCCCCTCCTGCTCGACCAGCGCCTGCGCGGTCACGAGGTTGTCCGTCGCCGTGGTGTGCTCCTCGGCGGTGATCGCGTTGCGCACCTGAAGCTGAGCGGCCGCCAGCGCCTGGCTCAGTGCGCCCAGCCGGCTCATCCGCTGGATGTGCGGCCACGCGCGTTCGAGGCAGTAGAACGGCATCGGCGGGCAGACATACGTCACACCCCCGATGACCACCAAGGTTGGCTGCTGCATGGCGTTCACAGCGAGGTCGAGATGGTGACCGGCGAGCCGTTGCCGGCGAACGCCTGGAAATCGAACTCTTCCATGACGTAGTCGTCGATTTTCGTCGGCATGGTGAGTTTCGAGGAGACGCAGTTGGGCATCGTGATGGTGGTGGTGTTGCCGCCGTAGGTCTGCGCGAACGAGGTCGAGAAGCGCGGCGTGGTGCCCATCAGCGGGTTGCCCGAGGCCATCGTGAAGCCGGTCGTCGCGGTGTAGGTGTAGTCGATCAGCACCGCGCGCGAGGCATCGACCGAGGCGAAGGTGTAGATGCCGGTCGCGGTGTCCACCTCATAGGTGTTGGTCAAGGTCGGCGCGACGGTGACGCGCTTGAACGGCGTGCCGGTGGCGGCGTCGTAGACGCCCAGATCGGTCACGAAGGTGGCGGCGTTCGCCACCGTGATGATGAAGGTGGTCGCCGCCGGCACCGTGCCCGCCTCGCCGTACTGGCTGATCGTCTGGCCGGTGGCAACGGTGCCGCCGAAGAAGATCGCGTTCATGATCGGCGCGCTAATCTGGGCGAATTTCGCCTTCGCCTGGATCTTCACCTTGCCGCGCGCCACGTCCAGGGCGAACTGGTTCTGCCCGAACAGTTCCTTGACCTCGCCGGAGAAGTCGAGTTGCAGGTCCTGGAACGCGCCGAAACGGATCGGCGCCTGCCCGGAGATGTCGGTGCGCGTGGTGTAGAGGAGGCCGGAACCGAAGCCGAACTGCATGGAAGTCTCTCCTTGTTGCTACGGAGGCATGATCTTGATGGGGATCACCGCGCCGCCGAGCCCGTTGGTGTCGGTATCGCCGGTTTCCTTGACGATCGTGCCCTCGACGCGGGCGTAATGAACCAGCCCGCCCAGCGAACAGACGTTGCGGCCGAAATCATCGACCGCGAGCGCGGTTTCGACCGCATCGATCATCGGGTTGATGATCGTTGCGCCGGCGACGGTCGAATCGGGGTTGGTGAAGACGATGACGATCCAGGCTTCGAGGATGCGCTTGTCGGGCAGCCCGGTCTGATTGCGCGCGCGCTCGGGCTGCTCCCATTGCATCAGGCGCGGCTGATCGAGCGGCGCTACCTGACCGGGCAGCGTCATCCGCCGCGAGTACGAGGTGATGCCGGGCACGCTCTCCATGCGCGCGAACAGCGCCTGCATGATGGCTTCACGGGTCGGCATCATCGCTCCGCCTCGGCGAAGCTGAAGGAAACGGCGCCCGCGAACGCCTCGCGGATCGCCTCGCGGCGCTGCGCCAGCGCATAGCGCAGATACGACCGCTCAGGCATCGGAATGGCGTGCGGATTGGTGTGCGGGGTGAACACCCAGTCGGCGGCGGAGGTGCTGCCGGCGCGGAACTGCGCCCAGCGGTCGGCGGCGAACGCCTGGAACTTGTCCGAGCCGGGGTGACCGATGATGCCGCCGTATTCGTGGATCGCCAGATACGGCAGCCCCGAGGCCATCACCGAGAAGCTGATCAGCGCGCCGCCGGTGTCGATGGTGTCGGCGGTGTCGACCCCGACCGCCGCCTGCATCTGCCCGGCGTTGCGGAACAACTCGCCGATCCGCGCGCGGGCCATCTCGGCGATCTCTTCGGCCTCGCTCAGCATGACGTCGTAGAGCCGGTCGTGCAGCCGCCGTGCGGCGCCCTGGAAGCGACCTTGGACTTTAGCGAGACCGACGACCTCAAGGCCGCGGACCGCAAAATCGCCGGACCCGCTCATGAGCCGACCTCGCTCAGCGAACCCTCGGTGTTCACCGGGCCGACCGGCAGGTAGTTGTCCTGCATGCCGATGGCGAACTGCGGCCCCATACGATCGGGATCGGCCAGCATCTGGTTGTAGTCGGCCTGACTGATCTGGCCGCTGTAGGGCAGCCCGGCGGAGCGGGCCATGGCCTGCACTTCGTAGCGCCCGGCGGCGGCGGCGTAGGCGCGCGAGCGGGCGGAATACAGCGTGTGCAGGCTGCCCTGCGTGCTGTCGGCCTGCCGCGCCATCTGCGAGGCGAGCGAACGGCAGGCATCGGCCGCCGCGCCGTAGATCGAGGTGCGCTGACCGCTGAGCCAGGTCAGTTCCTCGTCCTGCATCTGCGGGTCTTTGCTCAGCGTGTCGCCGATCAGCAGCCGCAGTTGGAACAGCGGCGTGCTGGCGAGCGCGGTGGGGTCGTACGTCCAGGTCATGAGGACTGCACGCGGCTCCAGTTACCCACCTTGGTGCAGAAATACAGCGCCGCGACGCCATTGGCCTGGGCGACGCCGGTTGCGGTCGCGACGAGGTTGATCGTATCGGTGCCATTACCGAACACCTGCATCGAGGCGACGCCGTCGTTGCTCAGGAAGAACTCGCCGCCGACGACAGCGGCCGGCAGCAGCACCGAGTCCGCCGCCGTCGCCACGGTGCCCACCGAGGCCATCGCGCCGGTCAACTGCAAGGCGCCGGCCTTGCCGCCGCCGGCGTGCGCGGTCAGCCCGCTCGCCGTCTGCGCCTTCAGCGGTGCGCTGGCGAAGGTGGCGGTGCCGAAGGATGCGGTGCCGAAGGTGGCGCTGACGAACGAGCCGTAGACGGCGGCAATTTTGCCCTGGAAGCGTTGCATGACACCCATGGCGGCTCTCCCTCACGTGGCTTTGGTTTGCGCGAGCGCTTCGGCGGCCTCGCGGGACAGCGGCTCGGCGTTCAGCACGGTCCCGTGCACCACGTCGTAACGGCCGCCGCCGCGATGGATGACGTGGCGTTCGTTACTGGCATGGCGCGGCACGTAGAACGGGGTGATCTGCCCGTCGCGCAGCCACAGCCGCTTGATCGTGTATTTGATCGCGGCATAGGCGGCGGTGGACAGCACGGTGCCCGCCAGGACGCGCTGGGCGCCCTGCCCGTAAGGCTTGCGCACGATCGCGCCGGCGATCGTGTAGCCGGGGATGGAGTCGTCCATGCTCAGGCAACGATCGAGTTGAACATGTAGCCGAGGTCGGCGCCGACCAGGTGCATGTCGAAGCTCATCTCGGTCTCGACGCGGGTCGCGCGCAGCTTCTGCTCGTACCACGAGGAGGTGCGGATGCCGACGTCGTTCAGGCCGGTATAGCCCCGCCAGCCGAAGATGTAGCCCGCCGAGGGGATCATCAGCCCGGGGCTGGGCGGGGAGTAGGACAGCAGCGCCGATTTGCCCATGATCCACGAAAAGCTGTCGGTGCCCCCCTCGATCCCGGCGTTGTAGACCGCCTTGGAGACGATGACCTGTTCGAGGTCGAACATCTCGGCGAGCAGGATCGCGGTGACGTTCTTCGCGGTCGGCATCGAGGTGTACTTGATGCGATCGACGATCAGCGGGTGTTTGATCAGCGCCTGGAACACCGGGTAGGAGATGGTGAGCTTGTTCGGTTCCATCCCCGTGGTCAGCAGCACGTAGGTCTTGCCGTTGGCAACGTCGGTGATCGGATCGCCGTTGGTGTCGTCGGACCACTGGATCGTCTGCCCGGTGGTGGGCGTCGCGGAGACGCCGGTGATGTCGGTGCCCCAGATGCCGGTCGTCAGGTAATTCTGCACGAACAGCCGATCGCGGCGGATCAGCAGCCGCTGGGTGCAGAACTCGGTCGAGGTGGTTTCGATATCCACCGCCGGATCGGCGTTGGAGCGCACCTGATCGCCGATGTCCTTGTGGAACGCCCACACCGCGGCGGAATAGGCGCCGGTTGACATGTTGAAGCCGCCGCCAGCGGACTCGGTCGCATCGGCGCGCTGCTGGGCCTCATCACGGAAGAAGTCCGACTTCGAGAAAATGAAGTATTTGTCCGCCTGATTGTTCACCGGCACCATCGGGAACACTTTGTCGGCGATGTAGGCATCGGCCGACTGCAGGTAGGCCACGCTGATGTCGGTCAGCGCGGCGGATACGTGGACGTCACTAAATACTGGCTGCGGCATCGAGAGGCTCCATCTATGGGACTGGGCGCCTCAACGGCGCTGCGGGGATGTCTTGCCCAAGGGCATCCTTATGTCGGAAACGGCGCGGGCGGCGCCGAAGGCGGTTCAGGCGGCGGCGCCCTGCGGCACGAGCGCGATGGTGATAAGCTGACCGGCGGCGGTGGCCGCTTCGAGCGCCACGCCAAGACGCTGATTGGTGCTGGCCGCGGTGATCACTCGCCCCGAGGTGTCGCTGGTCAGTCGTGCGGCGGCGCTGATCGCGGCCCCGGCAACCGCCTTGGTGACACCGAGGATGCCGACGTCCGCCGCCTGCCCCAGCGTCGGCTTGTTCTGCAGGATGCCGTAGGCAACATCGCCCACCGCAGCGGTGAGATTGACCTGCCGCGCAGCGGTGATTTTTACGATGTAGAACTGGTTGGCCGACAGATCGACAGCAGCGGTGGTCTGGCTGCCGTCGTGGATGAGCGGGGATTCGGTAGCCATGTGCGCCTTGTCCTTATGTTGACGGCGAAAGCGGGATTATTGTGCGTTACGCACAGATCGCGGGCGTGCTTACGTCACCGCGCGAACCGCCGCGCGCTCCTCGTCGCGCTCGCGCTGCGCCAGATCGGGGTTGGCTTTGCGCACCGCGACGCGGGCGGCGATCAGGCTGAGCTTGGGATCGGCCTTGCGCAGCGTTTCCGCTTGCGCCGTGACCTCGGCCTGCGCCTGCCCGCCGGTCGGCGGCAGTCCGCCGGAGCCGCCGAACTCCTTGAACACCGCACCGGCCTTGGCCTGGGCGTTGGCCGCCTTGATCATGTCGAGCACCGCCTGGAACGCCGTGCCGTCGCCTTTCGACGCCTTGAGGATGGTCTCCGCCTGGGCATCGGCGAGGCCGATCTCCTTGGCGCGCTTCTGGAACGTGATGACCTCCCGCTCGGCCTCGAAGGCTTCCAGCCGCTTGCGCAGATCGGCGGTCTCGCCCAGCGCCTTGGTCAGCCGCTTCGCGGTGTCGTCGTCGCCGTCGTCGGGTTCGGCGGCGTCCATCTGCGCGTCGCGGTCTTCCGGCGACTTGGCGAGGAACTTGCCCTTGGCGTCATCGGTCTTCAGCTTGTCGTGGAACGCCTTGTGCTTGGCGCTCATCTTCGCCTTGGTGATCTCCAACTCGGCGGCGGCGAGGCGCTTGTGCAAATCGGCGTTGGTGGCGACCACCTCGTCCAGCGTCGGCATGGTGTTGTCCTTCTGTTCGATTGTGACACCTGCCAGCGCGACATCGCGCATGGCCTTCTCGATCTGCTGCGGCATCGCGTCGCCCAGAAAGTCGCGGAACTCGGCGAGCGATTTGCCGATCGCGGTGGCTTTGTCGGCAACCGCGGTGTCGGCGAGGATCGAGGCGATCGACTTGCCCAGCGCGGTGGTGGCCTGATCGACGCTGGCGGCGGCGGCGTCGGCATAGGCGTCGGGATCCAGCGCGTCGGCCTGCGCCTTGCGCAAGCCCAGCCGGGTCAGCAGTCGGTCGAGCGGGCCATCGGCCTTGGCGGCTTTCCACGCATCGGGCAGCGCATCGGCGGCGCCCAGCGCGCGAGCGCGGCTCTTGATGTGCGCCTTGGCCTTCTCGGGATCGGCCGCCCGGCCGACCGCCTTGATGGCGTTGTGCAGATCGGCGGTGTTCTCGATCGGAAACGAGCCGTCCGGCAGCGCCGCGCCCGAGGCGGCGAGGTCTTTGCGCTGATCGGCGGTGAAGCTGCGCTTGATGATGTCATCATAGTCCACCATGACGGTCGGGTTCCTTCGCTTGAAGAGGACATGCAGCGCGCCGGGGTTGGCCGGGGCGTCCACGAGGCTGACCTCGTCCACCCGCAGGCCCTTCAAGGTGTGCGCCCGGCCCATCGCTATGCTCCCACCGGCACGCGGCGGGCCTTGCCGCCGATCGAGAAACCCTTCAGCACGCCGCGCTTGACCAGGTCCCAGGCGTCGGGGTCGTTGACCCGGTAGCCGATGAACCAGCCGGTTTTGCCGAGATCGACGCCGAGCGCCTTCTGCACGTCCGCCGTCAGCACGATCGACTCCACCACATCGCCGCCGGAATGCGGCGTGCCGTCCGCCCGCAGCGCGTGCAGCACACCGCCCTCGCGGCTTTGCGCGACGAAATCGTGCGCCGCCTTGGTCATCTCGGCGTCCTCGACCTGATCGTCCTGATGATCGGTGACCAGCCGGCCGCCTTCGCTGTTGACCGTGGCCCAGCCGTAGACGGTGCGCAGTTCGTCGTTGACCTTGCTGATCGGCACATAGAACGACAGCGTCGCGTCGTCGGCTTTGCTGGTGGTTTCAGAGGGAACCTTCGTCGCGGTGTCGCCGATCAGCGCGATCGGCACAGAACGCCGACGCCGACGGCGGGATGTGCTTGCGATATGCACATCGCCGACGCTCGGGCTGTCCTTGATGATGTCGGCGAAGCTGCGCATCGGCACCCTGAATTTGCCGCAGTTGTCAATCGGAAACGTGTTCTACGCACATTCCGACATCAATTGCACCATCTATAGTGCCTAATTATCCGGCGAAGCGGACAAATCGTTCGGTGCACCGACAGACCGGGTGCGGATCGGGCGGCGCGTCGAGTGGTCCGATCGGCGTCGCGTAGCGCTCATCCAGGCCGATACCCTCGGGATTCAGGCCCGGGATCGGTGCGCAAATCGCACAAACCAGTTCATCACCGGCGGTGAGCCAAAATCGCCGCACGCCTTCGCCGGTCAAGCCGGCATACTGCGTCCAGGCGGCCTTGCGGCCCTGGTTGGCCGCGCGCAGGCTTTCGGTGCGGGCGAGTCGCATCGCGCGGAACGCCCGGTAGCGCGCCGCGTAGCGCTCGACCATGCGATCGATCTGCGCCTCGTCCAGCCCGCCGCGCCGGGTCGCGGCATCAAACCGGCGATCGCGCAGCGCCCGGTTGAGCGGGCTGAGCGTGCCGGAATTGAGCGCGGCGCGGTAGTTCTGGATCGCGGTGGCCTCCTGCAACGTCATCCCCAGCGTGTCGCGCAGCTGCCGCGCGATCTGCGCCGGGCGCACCCCGGCGGACAGCCCCTGGCTCAGAATGTGTTCCGCTGTCGCCTGCGCGTTCGCCTCGACCCCGGCGACGATCTGCGCCGCCTGGGCCTGCTGCGCCGCGACCGTGGCGGGGTCCAGCGGATCGTAGGTGAGCGGGATGACGGCGGGGGTTTTCAGCTTCGAGGGGGCCGCCTTGAACACCGGCGCATCGGCGATGCCGAGCGAGGCTTCGATCGCGGACTGATCATGGGTCAGCGCGATGCGGTTGAGCGCGGGACGCAGCGCCGGGGCGAGCCGTTCCAGCGCGAGGTGATCCCACAGCGCATCGAAGCGGTTGGCCTGGATCGCGAGGCCCAGGCTTGTCGGGTTAAGCTCGCCGATGATCGCGTCGAAGCCCGCGCGCACCAGGGCCGCGATCGGCCGTTCCGCCCGCTCGGCCAGCACCCGCGCCGGATCGCTGCGCGGCTGGATTTGCCCCGCCCGGAGATAGGCCGGACGCACGCTGGCGGCGTAGGGCATCAGGCCCTGGCGCGGTGCTGGCGGGCACGCCGTTCGGCGGCGGCTTCCAGCATCTTGATCACCGCCTGCGCGGCGTCGCGCTTGAGGTTAACGGTCGGGCCCCCCGAGGGCTTCTTCACCTGCCCGGTGCCGATCGCCTCGGCCGAGGGTACCTGGACGAAACCCGGACTGGCGGTGCGCTGCTCGACCGAGGGCGCGAGATCGTCGGGGGTTTGCAGGTCGGTGGTTTTCAGATCCTGCGGATTGGTCTGATCGTTGTCGGCATAGGCGGTGTCGCCCTTGTCCGGCATGCCGGCGGCGTCGCGCAGATAGTTCTCCAGGTCGTCGTCCGGGAACATCTGCATCCCCGACTGCGCCAGCTTGAGCACGAAATCGCTGATCGCGCCGAGATCGATGCGCTGGGCGAGGTCGGGGACATATTCCGGCATCAGCGCCGGATCGAGCGCGTTCAACTGCCACACCCGAGGCAGCAGATAGCGGTTGACCACGGCGGCGATGGCGTTGATCCAGCCCTCGATCGCCTGGAAGAACATATCCACCTTGTTCTCGGCGAGCGACTGGGTGCCGTGCGCGGCGTGGCCCAGCGCGATGAAGTCCGCCAGCATGGTCATCAGCATGTTAAGCTGGTGGCGGTGGATCACCTTGTCGCTGTCGACCGCCGCGCCGCCACGGCTTGCCGGGGTGATCAACTGGAACTCGTACATCCGCACGCTGCCCTGCGCCCCGGCGGCGGTCGGCCACGTATTGCTCGGCAAGAGCAATCCCATCTGCTCGCCGATCTTGGTGTTGGTGACCATTTTTTTGTAGGCGTTGACCTGGGCGATGGCGTTGGGATCATTCGCGGCGGCGGCGTCCATCAGTTCCTGCGGCACGAACATGCAGGGCACGCCGGACATCCGCTCGTAGAAAATCGCCTCCTCTTCCTCGAACCGCTTGAGGAAGAACCACGAGCGGTAGCTGTTGCGCAGCATCGAGCGGCCTTCGGGGTTGCCTTTGTGCGCCGAGGGCCGGAACAGCAGCAGCTTCTCGATCGGGATGTTGACGGTCGGGCCGGTGTAGGGCTGCTGGGTCAGGCCCTCGATCTCGCCGTTGTCGCCGAAGAACCATTTGATCACCGTATCCTGGCCGCGGATCGGCAGCTTGCGCAGCCCGATGCGGCCGTCGTCGAACTGGCTCGACGGGGTTTCTTCATCGGTGTTGGTCGGATCATTGGGCTGACGGCCGAGCCGGCGCTTGTAGACGATTTCGTGCGGCGCGAAACCGTACGGCAGCATCGACAGCGCCTCGGCGATGAAATCCTCCCAGGTGTGGCTCATGTCGAAGCGCAGGCTGTCGGCGAACTGTGCCTCGGCCAGCGCCTCGGGGGTGTCGTCGGCCGGTTTCACCCGCCAGTCGATCTTGCGCATCGTCTGGGTTACCGCAAACAGCATGGCTCCGATCGTGGCGTCGTTATCCGACATCTCGCGATAGACCCGCGCCGCTTGGCGGCCTTGCAACTGCGGCAGGAACTCCTCGCGGACCCAGCCGGAATACTGCCGCAGCCCGGTCTGACCGACCTCGCGGAACGTCATACCCTGGTCGAACACCGGCGTGCCGTAGGTGCTGAGGTTCTGTCCGCGCTGCGCGTCCTGGCCGGGCGCGGGGCCGATCGGCGAGGCGGTTGGTGCGGTTGCCATGGAAAATGCCCTTGCCTGTCAGTCCATTACCGCCCAGCCCTCTTGTTCCCGCGACTCGGTGAACACGTGGCCGGTGCCGATCGTAACAAAATAGCGGGTCAAACCCTTGAATGCAGTACTGGTCGCATCCGGCATGTCGTCATGGCTCGCCTCGGGGAAGGCTTCCAACTCCGAGAGGAACCGTTCATTCCACGGCCCGCGCAGGATCGACACGTTGCCCGCCTCGGCCTGCGCCGAGAACGGCGAAAACCGGGTGATCTTGTCGCCGCTCTCGACCGCCACCTTGACGATGTAGCCGCCCAGCGCGGCGACGAAGTCCTGCGCCTGGGATTTGCCCGCCTGGGCGGGGTCCTGCGGCAGATGGATCGCCACCCGCGCGCCGTCCTCGCTGGCGGTGTTGGCGATGAAGCGCTTGACCTCGCCCGGCGAGCCGCGCAGCCAGCGCGCGTCGAGCACGAAATACCGCCCGTCATAGGTGCGCCCCATCTTGCAGGCACAGGTCCAGTCGGGATCGTTGCTGCCGGTGTATTTCGTCGCCGCAAGATCCCAGCCGCGCTTGATCGTCAGATGCGCCGGGGCGATGTCGACCACGGGACACCACGAGCGCTGGAAATACAGCCCCGCGCTCGGCCTGATCTTCCAGTTGGCGCCGAGCAGCCGCTCGCGCTCGACCAGTTGCAGCGCCATCAGGTTGGCGCGATAGCCGGGGTCGGAGGCTTCGAGCGTCGGGTTGTCCGCCAGCGTGGCGCCGATGAAGGTCAGCGATTTCGGCTTCGCCTCGGGAAACCGCTCGACCATCTCGGCGTAGCTGTCGCCCCATTCGAGGCGGTCCTCGACGCGGACGAACCAGCGGATCACCCCCGAGCGTGCCTCGATCGCCAGCCCGGTGTCCTGGTCGATCCACCACGCGATCAACTCGGCGACCCAGCTATCGGCGTCGGGGTTGCAGGAGGCGCGGATGTAGCCGCGCACGCCCGACATCGAGCGGTTGCGGCTGAGCAGGTACCAGAACTGCGTCGAGGTGAACGTGGTCAACTCGTCGAAGCAGATCAGCGGCAACTCCGCGCCGTGCCAGTCGAGCTTGGTGCTCTCGTGCTCCAGATGCGCGAACTTGACCTTGCCGCCCTCGCGCCAGCGCCATTCCAGCGTGTAGGAGGGGATGCCGCCGACCAGCGGATAGAGCCGCATCGACTGATCCCACAGCCCGCCGGGGTTTTTGATCTGTGTCGTGGTGCGGCGAAAGTAGACCGCGGCGAATTTCGCGTTGCGCACCGCGTGGCGCAGCGTTTCCAGCAGCAGCGCCCAGGATTTGCCGCCGCCCGCCGCGCCGCCGAAGATGGCGATATCGGCGGTGCACGAGAGGAATTTCTCCTGCGGGCCGGTATGCGGGCGGATTTCCATCAGCGTTCGGAGCGGCCGTTGTCGGGCAGGAAGATCGTCACCCGCGCGTCGCCGCCGCTGATCTGCACCGGCACCTCGATCTCGGCGGTGCGGCTTTTCGGCTGGAACTCCGGCCCGCCGAGCCGGTCGAGCAGATAGGTCTGCGCGCGCACGCTGCCGTTCTGCGCCGCTTTCGCCAGTTGACCCTTGACCGAGGCGACGAAACGCTCGCGGCCCTCGGTCAGTTCCCGCGAAAAGTGCTTCACCAAAGTGGCTTCGGAGACGCCCTTGTCGCCGATCATCCCGGCGATCGTCGCCTGCGGCACCGCCATGCCGATCATCACCATGACGAACATGCGCTGTTCGTTGCTCGGCACGAAGCTGGGGTTGCCCAGCGGGTTGCCGGTGGACGCGTAGGGCTTGCGCTTGCGGCCCTGACGGTTGCGCGTGTCCTTCTTTTTCGGCTTCCCTGCGTCATGACCGACAAGCCGCTGTTCGTCCCGCTGATGGGGATTTGGTTCGACCTCTTCGAGCGGGGGGAGAAGTTCGATGAGTGGCGCAAGCTGGGCGCGCGATGGCGCGTAGGCAACTGCCCGCCGGGCCGGGCGGTTGTGCTGAGCCGGGGCTACAGCGGGCGACGGCTGAGCGCGCGCATCCTCCACGTCGCGGAGCGGCGCGCGATCGAGAACCCCGGCGCCTTCAGCCTCTACGGCGACGCACTCTGCCTGGTTATGACGCTGCACCAGATTACCCCTCTGGTGGGATAGCGGGGAACGGGTCGCGCGTGTCGGCGAAGCGGCGGGCGAAGGCCACGATGGCGCGCTCGCATTCCGCGTCGCCCTCGCTGATATCGGCCAGCACCTCCGCCAGCGCGTCGACATTCGCGGCGAACACCCGCAGCGCCTGGGCCGCCTGCCGCAGCGCGTCGATCGCCTCGTCGTGGCGTTCGCTCATGTCAGCAGCACCGCGGCGTCGGCCTGCGCCATCGCGGGGCCGATGTATTCGAACACCGCGCAGGGTCGGGCCCCGAACACGCCGGTGATGGTCGTGGTCTCGTTGCGCGACGAGCGCACCCGGCCGGGCGGCTTGTCCAGGCGCCACACCGGGGAGCGGTCATGCGCGCGGACGTAGCCCGGATGCGCGGGGTAGGAGCGCAGGCGAAACCCGCGCGCCTTGTAGGCGGCACCCAGCCGGTCGATCAGCGCGAAGATCAGCCCCATGCCCTGAAAGTCCGGCATCACCACGCCGCGCGAGAGGCCGTAGATGTTGCGCACCTTGGCGTGCGGGCGATACAGCGCGGCGGCGAACGCGGCGGGCGTGCCGTCCACCGACAGCACATAGCAGCGCGCGGCGCGGTGCAGATCGGCGCTCATATAGTGAAAGCGAGCGAACGCGTCCCACGCGGCGTAGGGGACGTGCGCGAGGGTGCAGGCGAGGCCGGGGCGTGGACAAACCGCCCTCCAGCGAAACGCCATGCTGGCCGGCTCAAACACCCAATCGGGCTGCAGCCAATCCTCCAGATCGTAGTGGCACGTCACCGCGACGAACTGCCGGCCCTGCTTGCGGATGTGCTTCTGCACCGCGTGGGCGCCGATATGCGCCACCTGACGGTCCACCACGGAGGTGAACTCGTCGCACACCACGCGCGAGCCGCCTTCCAGCAGGCGCCGCGCCAGATCGACGCGGAACTGCTCGCCGTTGGACAGCACGCGGTAGGGCCGGAGCCACGCGGGGATGGTGTTGAAGCCGACCGCCATGCAAATCTGGGTCACCGCCTCGACGGAATGGCGCTTGTCGAAATCATCGATCACCGAGGCGCCTTCCCAGGCGAAGGACTGCGGCTCGCCGAACACCTTGCGCATCACCGTGGTCTTGCCCGCCCCGGACGGACCCACGATCAGCCCGACATTCCAGTCCCGCGCCTCGATCGGCAGGCTGCCGTGCCATTCGAGCCGTGCGGTCTGCGCAGGCGGCACGTCAAACATCGATGATACTTGTGCCGCACGCACAGACTGCGAGATCGGGCTTTCAACGACGATGGCGACGTCGGGCATCAAACCACCCCTGGGTGCTGACGATCTCTTCCCCGGCGGGCGGGCGCGCGCGGATACAAAGAAGGACCGCTGTACAAAGAAGAGAGGATCGGCGACCGCGCTGTCAATGCCCGTTTTGCACAGGCTACAGGATCAGCGGGCGGCATTTGATCGACCGGCCCTGCAACTCTTCCAGGATCGCGGCCTGGTCCGCCTCGTCGGTGCACTCGATAACCACCTGATATTGCAGACGGTCCGCCAGCCTCGGACCCTCGGGATCATCCGCCTTGCCGAAATAGGTGCCCAGTTCGACGGCGGAAAATCCGGTCAAACTGAGGTCGAACCCCTCGGTTTGCAGGTCGCCCAGCTCGATCCGGAGCAATTCATTGTCCCAGCCGGCGTCCAAAGCGAGGCGGTTGTCGGCAATGATGTAGGCGCGGCGCTCGGCCGGGCTGAGATGCGACAGATCAATCGTGGGAACGATCCGCAGATCGGCATGCCGGGCGATCAGCCCCGCCTTGTCGCGGATATTCGTCGCCGCTTGCAACCGCGCATGGCCCGCCAGGACGTCATCACCCGCGAGCAGCAGCGGATTGGTCCAGCCGAACTTCGCCAAGCTAAGCTCCAGCTTGCCGATCTGCTTGGCGCTGTGGGTGCGGCTGTTGTGGGCATAGGGTCGCAGGCTGTCGATGGCGCGGTAGCGGATGGATAGCTGCCCCACAGGCACAGATGCCTCGGCGGGAATTTTTTTCGGCGCGTCGTGTTTGAAAGCCATTGCGGCAAATCCTCCAGCGTGGCCTCCAAAGTGGCAGATTTGAAATTTTTCCGCGAGCGGCTCAGGGCTGCGTCCAGGCGTCGATCCTACCTACGGTTGCACTAATGGGCGTCGGTTGCGGAGGTGTCATTTCGGGGACAATAGGGTTGTGTCGTGTCCAACGATATCATGCACGCGCAACGTGCAGTGAGAGGCGGCTTAACATAATAATGAATTATGCGTTCTATCTACAGTTGCAGCCGACGTCAGCGGGCAGGCGGATCGATCGTTACACTTTAGCGCAACGGAACGCGCT